CTAAAGTGATGTTTTTTGGGATTGTTTCATTGCGTTATCAAAGTTTTTGGCTAGGCTTTTTTGCATTGTAGGTAATACGTGGGCGTAAGTATTAAGTGTGATATTTACATCAGCATGACCTAATCTTTCACTTACAACTTTTGGATTTTCACCAAGTTGTAGGAGTAGGGTAGCATGTGTGTGGCGGAGGTCATGAAATCGGATAGCAGGAACTTCAGCAAACTGGCAGGCAACTTTAAAGTCTTTATTTAGGTCACTCGGTAAAACAGGTGTACCATTCCAATTTGCGACGACTAAATCATGGTCGTTATATGCTGGCCCTAAACTAAGCCTCTTTTCTTTTTGCTTAAGTTGATGGGTTTTTAAAGATTGTATAGCAAATTCCGGAACATCTATTGTTCTAACTGAGTTACGAGTTTTTGGGGCTTGAAAAGTTAATCTTCCATCAGCTTTTACTATCGTTTGCTGAATACGAATATAACCTTGTTCCAAGTCGCAATCTTGCCAACGCAATCCTAAAATTTCTCCTTTGCGCATACCACAATATATGGCAAGTACATAAACGATATGAAACTTTCTATTACCTGTTTTCCTAAATTTTATGGTTTCTAGGAAATGGTTAGCTTGTTCTAATGACCATGTTTGTACCTGACGTTTTTCTATTCTAGGAGGAGTTGTTAAAGAGGCGATATTTTCTCTTACTAGACCCCATTCAGTTGCCGTCTTTAGAGATTTACTAATTACAGCATGCATATTCCTAATATAACTCGATGCTAGTCCAGCTTTTAGTTTCTTTGAGTATAATTTTTGGAGATGTCTTGGAGTCAAATCCTTTATCTTCAAAGAACCTATTTCGGGTATAATATGCTTTTTTGCGATGAAAAGGTGAAAATCAAATGTGGATGGACGTATTGTATGACGTGCTGTATTTTCCATATAGTCAAGCAAATATTCACCATATGTTTCTTTTGATTCCTTAATGTATTGTTCATTTTCGAATTCTGATATTAATTGTGCACATGCAGCTTCAGCCTCTTTTTTTGTTTTAAAGCCAGAACGAGTAATTTGTCTTCTTTTTCCTGTATTGGGATCAGTGCCTAGTGCAACCCCGAACGACCATTTACTCCCTCGCTTTCTGAAATGTCCCTTCAAAATCTAACTCCCCCTTTTTGAAAAATCAAAAAACCATGCAGGCGTATCCGTCTTGATACGCCTATTCATTTTTTTCTTGAACATGTTCGATAATGTCCTCGATATTGCAATCCAAATGAGTACAGATTTTATCAAGTATGTCTAAAGCAACGTGTTCATCTTTCCCCATCTTTGCGAGTGTAGATGGTGATAAGTGTATAGCATTTCTAAGATCAACACGTTTCATATCCCTATCAATTAGTAATTTCCAAAGAGGTTTGAAAGTAAATGGCAAGATATCGCCCTCCCTATATTTGTTTATATAAATTATACATGAAGAACAAGTAAAAGTACAAGAAGTTATATTTAAGGTATTGACTTTATATTTGATTGTAAATATATTTTAGATATAAGAAGTCGTATTTATGATACTCTTTATTGTATATATTTGGGGGTGGTTGTAATGTTTACAGAAGAACAAATTAAAACTATGAGAGAGTTAAGCTCTTTCAGAACAAAAGAGCAGTTAAGGGAATCAATACGGCTGCGTTTAAATCAACTTAAAGAAAAATTAGCTCCTTCAACGTTGAAAGTGCTAGATGTAATTAGAAAGCGTGCAATGAACTCCTCACAGGGAACTCTAGGTGTTGCCTATCTCTTAATTGATTCTATATGTAAGATGGCTAAAACCAGCCGAGCGAGCGTTGAAAGGGGAGCGAGGAAGTTGGAGCAGGTGGGTATTATTAAACGTGTTACCACAGCCAGAAAAACAGGGCTTCAGGGCGCTAACATGTTCGTCTTTTTACCCTTAAATGACGGGGTTGGAATGAAGGGGTTAGAGGACGAGAAAAAACTAACAGCATCAAGCTCAGAGGCTGACAAAGGCAAGTCTAATACAGGTGTTTTTAATACTCCTAAAAACCAAAAAGAAAAGAATAAAGATAACGTTAAAATAACACGGCTGGAGAAGGATTTCTCAGTTACTCCAAACTACATTCCGAAAGAGTTTGTCAAGGTAATCAAGCCGGCATTCTCCTGCGGTACAGTTATCAAGCAATTCTGGAGTAAGGTTGTAATGTTTAAGCGCGTAACAGGCTGGGAAAGAAACGAGAATGTCGTACCTGTTGCCTTAGATGCCTGGGAATACACGAAAAATGAGTATAAACGGGACCAGAAGGAATGGGAATTAGATAGATTCTTGAAATGCTTCTACGGCACAATGAAGCGGATCGAGGAGAAGAGAACCAAAGAGCTGGTTGCTCAGTGGGCATAAAAAAGTTATATACCAAATATTCCATTTACTGCTATAATTCACCTTAATACAATAGTTCGGCTGTCAAGGGTGGTCGGCTCACCTCACTTTACCTCAACACTAGGGAAAGGGGGTGAGAGTATGACGGTATATGAAGCAATCTCATTAATGCTCACATTTGGGCTACTGATTGTTGCCATACTGTCTTTCCAAAAAAGGAAATAGACTTCCCTTGAACCTGACAAGTAGGGGAAGTCTATTCTTCTGAAAGTCTTTGAGCCGACCCTTTGCAGGGACAAACTATTGTACTGACCGTGGGTGTTAGCAGCACCTGCGGTCTTTTTAGTGTATGCGTTTCTATGCTTATATAATACCACATTATAGGTGTAAATAAACTACGAAAATCTATAGTGACGAGAAGTTAGATAAAGACTAAAACAATTAGGGTGTTGCATTTAAAATTATTTTTTGTCGATCCAATCCATAAAACAAATAAGCCACTAAAATTACTATGTAAATGTACAACCATGGAAAACTGCCTAGATAGTTTGGATAAAAAACGCACCTCAAAGGTTTCGTTTCTTAATGTTGCAATGGTCCTAGATATTCCATAGATTTAAACAAAAGAGAAAATAGTTGAAGTAATGTTTTGGTATTTCGTAAAAACCATTTATTATTTGAGTAACTACTTGGAATTTTTGAAAATAATGGGTATAATTTTCTTATTACAATAGATCGGCGCTCATCTTTGGTGGTTGGTTCATCCCCAGAAAGGGGGTGAGCGCATGGTATTAACTCACGAAACTTTTACTTTAATGATCCAGTTTAGTAATCTTCTTGTTACTATACTAGGATTAATCGTGATAATTATCGAATCTTCAAACAAAAAAAAGTAAGATCACTCTAGCCCCCAGGCTTAGCAATCTCACTACATAAGATGTATGAGCCACCCCATTGTTGGGACAGTCTATTGTATGACCGTTAGGTGCGCCAACACCTGCGGTCTTTTTTATTATGGGCAAGAAATTAGCCATGTAGTATCAAATGTAGGTCATATTTAGCAAATTGAAGATTATAGTCATCATTTTACATTTAGTAAGTTAGGAAGGCAAGATGATTTTTTACAAAAAAAATAGAAGTGTCTTTTACTTCAAAAACTTTACACAAAACGATAAAACTAATCGTGCTACAACTAGAACCGCAAGAAATGGAGAGCGTAAATTGTATTTCTCTAGGGAAAACAACAAAGATTACAAATAATAGAAATAGGAAAACTATTCATGCTATAATGGCTAGGTACAATAGAATCGGCTCTCTCAATGGCGATTTTGGCTCATCCCCATGTCACAGCAGCAAGGGGGTGATGCTCATGTCCGTATACGAAGCACTTATGGTAATGTTTGCATTCGGAACATTTATCATTGCTTTAATAGGGCTGTTTTATAAGATGACAAAAAAGTAAGATCGCCATTGAGCCCACCAAAGCTTGACGATCTTACTCCCATGATTTGAGCCAATCCCATTGAGGGATGGTCTATTGTATGAACCGTAGGTGTTACCAGCACCTACGGTCTTTTTTATTATAAGCAAGTTGAATTAAAAATATTCAGGTGCTTATAAATGAATGAATCTCTAGAAAAACTAAATATATTGGTATTAATAATACTTCTCTTATGGTATTTATAATACCCTTCTAATCAAAAAAATTCAAGGTAGTAAGAGTTAGGTGTGATTTTTTTATTTAATTTTTGAAAGTTCATAAATAGGTACCCAAATAAGACTATGGATTATGTTGAAAATCCATAGTAAACTATTAACATTACAATAGATCGGTTCACTCGATGGTGGTCAGCTCATCCCCAGCTTTGAAAGAAAGGGGGTGAGCGCATGGCACTAACTCACGAAACTCTTTCTCTTCTGTTCCAGTTTGGTGGCTTTATTGTAGCCTTACTGGGGCTAATCGTGACAATTGTCGTTGCCTTGACCAAAAAAAAGTAAGACCGCCATCGAGCCCTGGAAAGCTTTAGCGGTCTTACTATCATAGAAAAACATATGAGCCGACCCCATTGGGGACAGTCTATTGTATAGACTGTGGGTGCGCCAACACCTACGGTCTTTTTTATTATAAGCAAGCTGAATTAAAAATAATCAGTTTGATCATCTAAACGTATCAATACTCTTATTATAAACGTATTGGGAAAAACCGCAAGGGCCGAGTTAGGTGTGATTTTTCTGATATTGGAGATATATCAAGCGTTGACTTTGATGTTCATGTTTGGCATGTTCATCCTCGCCTTGTTAACCTACCTGAAAAAGAAATAGACCCCCTTGAGTTTGACGACCAGGGAAGTCTATTCTTCAGAAAGTCAATGAGCCGCCCCTTGCTGGGACAGTCTATTATATGGCCGTAGGTGCTGGTAACACCTGCGGTCTTTTTTATTATACGTATTTACGTTTATTTTAACACAGAATAGGTCTAAACTAAACTCATTTATCACTGAGAAAAAAATCGTGTTTTTATCTTTTTTAACAAAAAAATTTACGATGAGTAATATGTATATGTAAAGATAAATCGTTCTGGGTTAATGGCTGGGCAAAAACAGACAAAAAAACAATAAATCAACCCAATTAGCGTCATAATATGGAATTTGGTAAATAACTATTCCAAAATTTTCATGGTTAGGTCTAGCCTAGAAAGTTAAATTTTGTTAAGATAAAGAAAAAATTAGTGAAAATAAAAAGCAAGCCAACATGCCTAACTAGATTCGCCAATCTAGTTAGGTCTGACCACCGACCTCAGCTCGGTGAACAGAAGCACTTTTCGTACCCGTCGGCTTACTTGCTATCCATTGTAGCGAGTTTTCAAATTTTTGTCATTAGTTATTATTCAGTTACTGGCAAAAGTTTAGCTGATGGGCGAACGTTTCCTTGTGGAGAAAGCTCTGTCACCAGAAAGCAAACGGTGATGGTGCTTTTTATTTTAGAAGGAACCCTCCATAACGAATTTTGCTTAACATACCACGAAAATTGGTAGGGGGACTGATAATCTAACAAGGATGGTGAAATTATGAATATAACATTAGGTAGTGTTATTGGGAAATATAGAGAAGAAATGGGATTATCAATAAATGACGTGGAAAAGGCCATGAAAATTACACGCTTAAAAAGAATCGAAGATGGTACTACAAGTCAACCAAAGCTACAAACGCTTGACAAACTAATAAAATTTTTAAAGATACCGATTGAAGAAATAGCTGAAATGTATGTAAATAAAGTTAATAATAAAGAGGTTGTAATGGAAATACTTCAGAGGGTTATCCAGGTGTCAACCGAGGAGTTACTGTTCAATATAACCCATCATTTCATTACTATTAGTAACTCAATTAACGCTGGAATGAGCGATTTAAAGATATTTGCTTCCTCGATAAAAGAAAAAAAACATGCATCCATCCTGTATTCAGTTTTAGCTAAACATGCGATAACGTACAGTAGAAATGATTTATTAGCTGAATTTCTTTTCTCAGAATATATGATACAAAGGGACATTGATATTACAAAATCCTACTACCTTGGGAAAAGGTTAATTGATCATGCCCACATGCTAGATGAGGAAAAACGTATCATAGCACTATATAAAGTTGGGGTACATGCAAATTTATTAAAACAATATGAAGATAGTAACAATTACTTGAAAATCATCGTTCAAGATCACAAATCTGATTCTCCATACAAAGAAAAAGCTTATCATGCTTATTACAATAACTTGATAAACATCGGACAAATAAATGAAGGGGAGTGTTATTTAGAAGAATATGCTTTAAAATTTAATAAATACGATAGTTCTAACTACATCATTGACAAAGCTATTATTTACGCTAAAACGAATAGAATTAGTAAGGCGATATTTGCACTGGAAGAATATATGAAGAACTATGAAGAGAATCACGACACAATTATTGCCATTAATTTGCTAATGGAGTTATATATAAAGACCAATAGGTTTGATCAAGCTAGAAATTTATATCAATATGAAGGCTCCTTCGAACGATTGTTAAAAGTAGATAATTTGAGAGGCCCTTTTAATCAAACTCGCTATGGATTATACTTACGATTAAAGGGACGTATAGAATATCTAGTGGGTAATGTCAGGTCAGCTGTAAACATAATTCTTGATAGTATGGAGACATTTAGTGCAATAGGGTTTAAAGATGAATTTTTAGAAAGTATGCGGATTTTGTATACTTTCAATCAGACACAATTGATCGGTCATTTATCTCCTGGTAAAACCATTTTTGATACAAATGTACAGATAAGAATTTCAGAATTATTAAATTCAATCATACTAAAAGAAAGTAGGTTATAAAACATGAAAAAGTTATTACTTTCCTCGCTGTTGATATTATCTTTAATGTTAACCACTTCTGTAGTAGGAGCAGAAGCACCAACTAAATTATCAGGCATTAATAATAAAATCGTTTTTATCACTGATCCAGAGTGGTAAGTAACAAAATATAAAAAGGACCCGGTGAAATGGGTCTTTTTTTGTGTCGAAAATACATACAATTTGTCGAAGATACAAATTTGTGTTTATTAAGGTAAAATTATTTTTATAAGGGATAATTTTTAAACTATAGGGGGAGTTTTACATAATGCATAATTCATTTTTGGATTTTTGTCAGGATGATATGCAAACTCAGGGATCTGACAATAAGGATATATCGAAAACTAATCTTAGTGAAAATTATAGTCTAGTACGTGATTTAGTTATTTTAAGTAAAACCGATTCTGAAGCAAAAAAATTCTTAAATTTAGTAAAGACAGAAATAAAAAACGCCAGCCTCCCATGAACGGGATGAGTTGGCGTTTTTTATTTGTTTGCTTGTACATAGCTTTTAATCATGTCTAAAATAACTCTTTTTTTATCTTCTGAAAGTGATTCTAAGTCACGCATAATCTCTTCAGTTTCCAGATCAATAGATCGGCCAAGAAGATAGTCAATTGAAACCCCATAGATTTCAGCTATCTTTTGAACGATAGGTGTGTCAGGAACTCTGCCTTTTTCATAATTAGAATAGGCTTGACGAGTAATGCCGATTTTATCTGCAATTTGCTGGTGAGTGTATTTGTTTTTTGTTCTTAGTTCTTTAATGATTTGAGCAAACAAGGTGTTCACTCCTTTGATTTTAGTAGTGCTACATAACCGATAGTAATTCTATCATTATTATAATAGTCTTGTTAGAAATAGGCAACAAACAGTTGCATTAAAAAGTAGAAAAAAGGATTGACAGCAACGTATCGTTGCGTATAACATGTAATCATAACAGCAACGCCACGTTGCGTAGGAGGTGTTTTAAGATGCTCACTCGTGAGTGGTTAGTAAAAGCGCGTGGCAATATGACACATGAAGAGGTCTCAAGATTAATCGGAATATCTAGACAATATTACAGTATGATTGAGCAAGGTGTCCGAACACCGTCAGTCCCCGTTGCAAAGCGAATAGGAGAAGTACTAGGTATAAATTGGGCTATTTTTTTTGTTGAAAATAGCAACGTTGTGTTGCTGTAAGGCTTGGTGTTAAGCAATGGTATATAGCATGGAAGGAGTTGAATAAATGATTAAGTTGGTTTTCATTGACAAAGGAAAAGTAATTACAGATACCCGGATAGTAGCAGAAACGTTCAGTAAAGAACATCGGCGTGTTATGCAAGATATACGTGATTTAAATTGCAGTAAAGAATTTAGACAGCACAATTTCGTGCTTTCCTCATATCGAAGTCAACAAAACAAGGAATTACCAAAGTACAACATGACACGTGACGGATTCACGTTCCTAGTCATGGGATATACAGGCAAAGAGGCTGCACGTTTTAAAGAAGACTACATAAGAGCATTTAACCAGATGGAACAGCAGTTAGCATTAGTCTCAACGCCTTCCTACATGATTGATGATCCGATTAGACGAGCTGAGAAGTGGATAGAGGAACAGAAACAGTATCAAGTGGTGGAAGGAAAGGCGTTAGCTTTGGAACAGCGTGTAGCTGAGTATGAACCTAAAATCACTTACTTGGATCACATCATAAATTCAAAAGACACAGTTACTATCACACAAGTTGCCAAAGATTATGGTTTAACTGGTCAGCAGCTTAATAAGATTCTGAATCAAGAAAAGGTCCAATACAAACAAAATGGGCAATGGCTGCTATACCGTGACCATCATGATAAAGGATATACCAAGTCAATCACTGTTGATGTTCCTCATAAAGACGGAACGACAACAGTCAAAATGAATACTCGCTGGACTCAAAAAGGCAGATTGTTCATCCATACACTATTAACCAACAGAGGTATCATTCCAGAGATGGACAAGCAAATTGCGAATTAAAGGAGGGGGTCTTTATGCAAACAATTGAAGAAATGCCTCAGATTCTAACCGCCCAGCACATCGCGTCATATCTACACATATCTGTTCGTAGATCCTATGAATTAATGGAGTTAAAAGGTTTCCCATTGATTCGGCTGGGAAGAAGCAAAAGGGTTACTAAAGAAGGATTTCTGCGCTGGCTTGAAGATCAGCAACAGGATAGGTGTTTGAAAACGGACAAGCAGAATTATTCATGAGAGTTCTCATAAAGCAAATAGCATTAGATAGTTTATTGTTTTTTTGATATGGAGATTCTTGATGAAAGGGGGAAGTTCAAATATGAACCAGCTCTAAGTAATTAGCTAAGGAGCGATGTTAGCAATGATTAAGGTAGAAATTGATGAGATTGAAGTTAGAAGAATGTATCTGGAGAAGTTGAAGGAAAAGATGGAGGAAGTTGAGTCTGAGTTAGTATTTTGGGATTCCAAAGAATTAATGCGAAGAACATGCATGTGTTGGAACACAATACAGGATAAATTTTTCTTCGATCCAAGGTTTCCTAAATTCAAAGTAGGAGGTAAGTGGTATTTTCCAACTAAGGAGACAAGAGAGTTTCTTATTGAATGGCTATATGAACAGCCTAGATATTAATTCCTAAATCAAGTTATAGCACTATAACCAAAGTAAAAAGGAGATGGCAAATTGAAAATCCTTAACCCAGTTAATCGCGGTTGTTGGTACTTGGTTGTTATCGGCAAGGCAAAAGACATCCAGAGATTTGCGCGGGAAAACATGAAGGATTTGAAGGAGGTTTGCAAATGAGTAAGGATGACTTTAACCGTCGGCAAGCAGAGATATTAGCTAAGAGTTTGGATTATGAAATGTCTGTGATGTTGCCCGTGTCTGGACAAGCTGTTTGCGATCAAGCAAGGCAGCGGACAGAAGACTTTTGCAAGGAGTATGGGGTTGAGGCGGGGGATGAAAGAAATGAATGAGGAACGTATTCGCAAGATAATACGAGAAGAACTTGAACTACATCACAAAGCATACCCTTGCTTTGCGGCAACGGCTGCGCTTTGTGATTACGAGAATGATATGAAAAAAAGAGAAAAGAAATACTGGTTCGGTGTGTATTTTAGTTGCGTAGTATTTGGATTACTGACAGGATATACCTTCATTGCTTTTATCATGCAGTTACTGAGTAAGTAACCTATTAAACCAAAATACTATGATGCCAGAAGTGGCGGATACAACAATAGTGATCACGATCTTAAAAGTTCTTCTCCTAGTGGAGGTAATGTGTAGAAATGCTTTGCCATCATCAGTTATTGAAATGCCTAACTTACCAACTACATTAATTCCTGAACTGACAGGCGTTTCAAAGTCTTCGCCTAGACCAGAGAAGCAAAAAACAATCGGATAATGAACTTTTATGTATCCCTTCGTTTTTAAATATGAAATACACTTCTCATAATCTTTTTCTACTCCTTTAAATAAACATTGTTTAATCAGTTCAGGATCTACTCTGTCAACCCCTTCATCTATGGATTTGTCGAGTAGAAACTGAAGAACTTTATATTCTTTCAAAAGAAATACCACCATTCACATAAGACATATGTAGACCGTCACTCGCCAAAGTTCACGGTCTTACGACATACTTCTACATTCGTGAGTAAAATCCTGTAACAAATAGGCTAATTTACCTAAAAACTTGATTAGGAGGTGCCTAACTTGACAGTAGAGGAAAAGAACCAACAGATACATGATATCGATTTGAAAATAGGCAGAATCAAACGGCAATTAACTACTTTGCATGAGATTAACAATGAGTTTGAAAGGGATTTAGCTCCATATAAGGAGCGATTGCGATTAGGACGTATGCAAGAAATTGAGCTACAAAACGAATTGATAAGACTGGGCAACGATAAAAAGCAGTTAGGTTGGAAATGGCATGAAGCAAATTTCTGATTTTCCAGAGTATGTAGAGCAAACAGAATCACGGAGACAACGAAGGCTCGGGCCAACAGCGTTTGACGAACCAGCAGAGTTGATGGAAACGCGGATCGGCTTGGTCATTGAATCGTTGGAAGACATCACCGAAGAGGTGAGAGGCGTCTGTGAGACAGCGAGAGATCGTACTCCATCCGAGAATAAGGAGCTTGTAAAAAACGAACTAAGGAGGGTTCTGGTGTGGCTGGATGCATGGTAGAAGATCGCTATCCCAGAATAACATTCGATAGTTTAAAGCGTATGAAGTTCCATCCTAGCTTTCATCCTAACCAGGGCAAGACGTATACCACTGAAGAGTTGGAGTATCTATGCAGATTTTATGAATTCGATCATATGCGTTCAATAGCACTCGCTCTTGGTAGAACAGAAGCAACTGTCGCCAGCAAGGTTGATCTTTTAAGGCAAGAGGGCATGTTTGAATACTATAAACGTTCATGGAATCGAAAATTTGAATCATGGAAGGGATGAAGCTAATGCCAGCAATTGAAAACGTTATTCGTGCGTTGAAAAGTGATCGTGCTGAACAACGCATCCCAGTTGCCAGGTTAGAACTCAATTATGAATTGGCCACTTTATCAGATGCATTAAAAAGTGGTGATCAAGAACAGATTCAACAGTCCAAAGCAAGGCTTCATGAACTAAGAAGAGAGCTGCTTCTGTTGGAAGCGTAAGAGAGGAGGTGATTGAAATGAGTATAAGGCAAACTCTTAGCAATTTAGAAGATTCAATAGCTGAAATTATTAATCTCAAAGAAGAAACAGATGATCGATATCGTAGTACACCAAATATTCTTACTGCCCTTGCAGAATTTCACGAGCATAAGCTTTCAGCGTTAATTTCCAATTTGGAAAAGATTGAAGAAGAGTTGATTGAGTATGTGGAAGAAAAGGAGATAGACCCTGCGTAGCAGCGCAGAGCCTTCACTAAGTTCACTAATACACCCAGCCCTATGGTAACTTGTTCGGGCTGGAATTTCAAGGAGGATTAAATGGAAAATAGCTTAACCCCATCAAATAATCAGTTTGCTCCCTCAACTAGACAATCAACAGCACCAGGGCAAGCAATGGTGAGTCGCCAAGCACAGGAAGTGCAAGCTGCCATGTATGTAGCAAAGACATTTCCACGTGATGAGTACGATGCTTACAACAGAATCATGAAAGCGTGTGATAGAAAAGCTTTAGCAGAAAGTGCAATGTATGAGTTTCCTAGAGGTGGAACCAAAGTAACAGGTCCATCCATACGATTGGCTGAAGTGCTTGCTCAATCATGGGGAAATATTGATTTTGGAGTAATTGAGCTGGAGCAAAAAAACGGAGAGTCTTCAATGATGGCATACGCGTGGGATTTAGAAACTAACACTCGTCAAACAAAAGTTTTCACTGTAAAGCATGAGCGAAAAGCAAGAGGAAAAGTGAATCAACTAGACGATCCACGCGATATTTACGAAATGGTTGCAAACCAAGGAGCTCGTCGCGTTAGAGCATGCATTCTTGGAGTGATTCCTGGAGATATTGTTGACTCCGCAATAGATCGTTGTAAAGAAACTTTAAAAAATGGGTATAAGGAGCCACTACAAGATCGCGTTCGTAATATGATTACCATCTTTGAAACTCAATTCCAAGTGAATAAGCCCATGCTTGAGAAGTACATCGGATGCGGTGCAGATGCATTTAGCGAAAATGACTTCATTCGTTTATCCAATGTATATAAAGCCCTTAGGGACGGCATGGGTAAGCGTGAAGATTACTTTGACTTAAAAGCAGGTAGCAGAGAATTGAATTCCAAAACGGAGGAAGCTTTTAAGCAACAACAGCAACAACCAAGTGACAACAGTGACGGTGATGATAGTGCTGCTGGAACTGAATGATCAAAATTATTACTCGCTAGAGGCTGATAGAGAATATATGAGCAATAGCCAGTATAAGGATTTCCGGACTTGTGAGGCTATGGCAATGGCTAAATTGTCAGGTGAATGGAGTAATCCATCAGACATAAATTTATTGCTTGGTTCCTATGTACATGCCTGGCTAGAAGGTACCTTGGAACAATTTAAAGAGAACAATCCATCCTTGTTTACAAAAAAGGGAGAGCTGTACGCTCAGTATCGCCATGCGGACCAGATGATCCAGACATTACAAGAAGATCCCTTTGTCATGCTTGCATTAGAAGGACAAAAGGAAGTAATCGCAACGGCTGAGTTCGCAGATGCCCCATGGAAAATAAAAATGGATGTCTACAATCCTGAACAATGTAGGATTGCTGATCTAAAAACAGTCAGAGACATTAACGGAAAGCATTGGGATAAAAGTCAAGGATATGTGTCTTTTGTAGAGGCTTTTGGATACCTAAGACAAATGGCACTATACCTTGAAATTGAAAGACAGTGGGCGGGCCGTGATACTTGGCTAGAAGCTTTGATTGTGGCTGTTTCCAAGGAAGATCCTCCGGATAAGGCGATAATCGGCTCTGATACAACACGTTTAGGATACGAACTAGAGGAAATTGTCCAACACATGCCTCGCATCTTGGAAGTCAAGCATGGATTCGCTGATCCAGTCCGTTGTGAAAAGTGTAAATATTGCAGGGAAACTAAAAAAATAAAGCATATTGTCCATTACCTGGACTTGCTGGAATAGGTGGTGCAGAAATGCTTAACCGAGTAATTTTGATCGGAAACCTAACTAGAGATCCTGAATTGCGTTATACGCCAAACGGTGTTGCTGTTGCAACATTTACTTTAGCGATAAATCGTTCTTTCTCTGGTTCAAATGGTGAGAAAGAAACGGATTTCATCAACATAGTGGCATGGAGACAACTAGCTGATCTATGCGCCAACTACCTTGCTAAAGGCAAAAAGGCTGCCGTTGAAGGACGACTCCAAACACGAAGTTATGACAACAAAGAGGGTAAGAAAGTGTACGTCACTGAGGTTGTAGCTGATAACGTGCAGTTCTTGTCATCACAAGGTTCTGAGCCTTCTGGAAATAAAAAAACTGGCCCATCTAACGATCCGTTTTCAGATACTGGGAAACCAATAAATATCGCAGATGACGACTTACCTTTTTAGGAGAGGGGTGTTTGTGAATGAAACGTAAATTGCATCTGAAAGAAGTCAAGCTTTTGAAAAGCGTAATGCCAAGCCTTAATACCGAAATTTGGTTGATTGATAAAAAATATCCGACCGAGTGGCACTTGGTCCACAAAAACACTGGCACGTTAAAACGAGTGCCGATTTACGAGTGGTAGAAGATGATCGGACAAGTCTATCAGCTACAAGGGATGCAGTGGAAAGTTAGGGACATATTTTTTAAGCGTAACGTGAAATTTGCTAGATTGCAGTGCTTGGATGAACGAAAAGAGCCCTGGATTGTTAGTGTAGACTTCCTTGATTTAGTGGCTAAAGTAAGACGGATTTCTTGAGGGAAGGGGGCGGTACAAATGGCTGACGTTAAGTATTACAAACTTCCTATCGATTTCTTTGAAACAAAAAATGCAAAACTGCTAGAAGACATGGAGCATGGAGACGAGATACTGCTTATTTATCTAAAACTTTTAGGGATGGCCAGAAAGAGAAATGACAAGAACTTGGTTTATATCGTGAAGGGCAAACCAATTGATTATCATGGTCTAGCTGCTATTTTACACAAACCTATAGAGACAGTTGAGAAAGCTATAAAGATCTTAATTGAACTTGACGCTTTGGAATTTACCGATAGGGGGCTGAAAGTCAAACTGTTTTGGCTGACCAATACCGAAATTAGAAATTCCCAAGAATATCGGGAATGGAGAAGAGAAGTTTTTGAAAGGGATAACTATACTTGTCAAAAATGTGGTCAGCATGGTGGAAAGCTAGAGGCCCATCACATAAAAGGGTTTGCTGCTTATCCAGCACTAAGATTTATTGTTTCGAATGGAGTTACTCTTTGTAAGCAGTGCCATAAAGATTTACATCAAGGAGGAAGAGGCGACAATGGCAGTGTTTAGGCAAGTACAAACAAGCTTTTGGCAAGACGCAAGAGTCTTGGAAGAAATGACACCTGAGGATAAATATTTTTACTTGTACCTGCTTACAAATCCATGCACAAAACAGATTGGTGTATACCCGATTTCTAAGAAAACAATGGCATTTGAAATGGGGTACTCGATTGAAAGTGTAAATGCGTTATTTGATCGTTTCGAACGAAATCATAGGTTAATAAAATACAACTCTGAATCAAGAGAATTAGCTTTACTAAACTGGGGTAAGTACAACTTTCGTAAGGGTGGAAAACCAGTCGAAGATTGCATAAAAAAAGAGCTTAGAGATGTTAAAGACTTGTCCTTAGTTGCTGACGTTTTAAAGAAAATTGATTCACCATCAATCAGAAAAATATTTATTGGTTTTCTCAACGAATCAGGGTTCGAATTAGACGACACGTACCACGATACGTCAACGTCAGGTGGACAAGAAAAAGAAGAAGAAAAAGAAGAAGAAAAAGAAAAAGAAAAAGATTTAAAAGATATACCCTCTCCAAATTCATCAAAACGAAAAGAAAAACCAAAAAAGAAATATGCTGAGTTCGTTTCGATGCAGGAAGTAGAATACGAAAAGCTGGTTGCTAAACACGGAAAATACCTCGCAGAAAAAATGATAGAGAAGCTAGACAACTACAAAGGGGCTAATGGCAAGAAGTACAAGAGTGATTACCGTGCCATCTTGAATTGGGTTGAAGAAAAAGTTCTAAGTGAACAGCCCAAAGGAGGAAAAGCAAACAATGCAGGATCTCTTTCAGCGGATCGCGCAGAACAGTACCGAAAAGCTGGGCTCAAGTGAGCGTAGATGTAGCATATGCAGAAGAGTACTTTCGCCTGTAGTAATTAACATTCTTGGAGTAGAGCGAGTAGTAGCGGTTGCTTGCGAATGTGAAACTGACTTGCTAGCCAAAGAAGAGAGTCAACGAGCAAAGATTGCGTTTATACAGAAAATCCAAGCTTACAGCGACGATGATCAAATGGTTCCCAATGCTAGTTTAGATCAAGCACGGCATCCAGGCATTCAAAAAGCTCATGCAAAGTTAAAAGACTTCGCTGAGAACTTGGATCGCTGGAAAGACAGAGGGATATATATTTTCGGGCCAAATGGCACCGGTAAGAGTAGTCTCCTATCAGCGGTGGCCATGAATCTAAGACATCAAGGGATCAGCGTTATTTATACAACAACGAGTAGCTTAATCAACCGGACCAGTAATAAATATACAAAGCTTGAAACGTTAGCAGCTTACAAAAACACAGAAGTGCTAATCATCGATGAAATCGGTGCTGATATACCTGCCCACTGGGAAATGAGCGACTTGTTCGGAGTATTGGAATCCAGACAAGACAGGCTCCCAACGCTATATGGATCAAATCTAGGGGTTCTCGAGTTAGAAAAGAAGTACAACGAACGCAGTGATGGCTGGGGAACCCGACTTATGGAACGCGTCCTTGGTGGAGGGGACGTTGAAGAAGTGACTGGAGAAAGTGAGCGGTTCGGTAAATACATGAAAACAAATCAATGGGCTAATGGGCAGGTGAACAAACATGATTAGCATACAGGAGATGCCACATAGCCATGAGGCGGAACAAGCGGTGATAGGCTCGATCTTGAAAGAGCCTGCGATTATCGAAAAAGTGTTGGAACGCATTGATCATGAATCACTTTACCAGCCTCTACACAAAAAAATCCTGAAGGCTATGACGGAGCTGTTTGAAACAGGAACCAAGATCGACATTCTAACCGTCACCACAAAATTAGCTTCAGACAATCTATTTATTTCGGCAGGTAGTTCGGTTTATCTGACTGATTTACAGGGATCGATAGCCAGCGCTGAAACGATTAATTACCACATCGGTATAGTGGCAGAGCAGGCCAAGAGACGAAAGCTGATCAGGCTTGGTGAGCAGTTGCAGAAGGACGGATACAGCAACGAGGACATCGATGCTGTCCTTGCTAACCTAGACAATGCAAAAGCTGAAATTGAGCCTAGCATACAATCCCAAGGCTTTAAGCATGCTGGTGAAGTGGTCAAGGAATCCTATGCTGCGATTGAAAAGGTGAGCATGTTTAAAGGGCAGATGACAGGCATTCCGAGCGGATATGTGGACATCGATAAAATGACAGCGGGTTTAAACAAGTCAGACTTAATCATTTGGGCAGCACGCCCGTCTGTTGGTAAAACAGCACTTGCTTTGAATGTGGGTCAGAACGTTGCAATCCGGTCGAAAGAACCGGTGGCCATATTTTCTCTAGAGATGTCAGCTCCACAATTAGTTACCCGTATGATTTGCGCTGAAGGTATGATCGATGCTTCACGGATTAGATCAGGGTTGCTAGAAGAAAATGACTGGCAGAAACTCACAATGGCCATAGGTACGATATCGAAAGCGCCGATCTACATAGACGACACAGCAGCGGTAACAACAGCGGATATACGGCGCAGGTGTAAGAAGCTCCAGCAAGAAAAAGGGCTTGGTCTAATCCTCATCGATTATCTGCAATTACTGCGAGGTAAGGGCGGAAATCGCCAGGAAGAGGTTTCGAGCATATCCCGTGAGTTAAAGTCAATTGCACGTGAGCTGGATGTACCAATCATTGCTCTTTCACAGTTGAGCCGTTCTGTTGAACAGCGGCAAGACAAGCGGCCCATGATGTCAGACCTCAGGGAATCAGGCTCTCTTGAGCAGGACGCGGATCTTGTAGCTTTTCTTTACCGAGACGACTATTACAACAAAGACAGTGAAAGTAAAAACATCGTTGAGTTCATCGTAGCCAAGCAACGTAATGGCCCAACTGGAACGGTCGAGCTGGTCTTCTTGAAGGAGTACAACAAGTTTTCGAATATCGCACGCCAGTTGAGCATGGATGATCCAGCCTAATGCTACGCGATATTGAAGTTCGTGTCCCCATCCCTGAGTGGATCTTGACGATCAAGGATGATCAAAAGCGGAGAGCAGCCATGAAAGAATGCTGGGGAAGCTACTACATGAGGTATGGCGATGATTACGAATTGAAGCAGGTTAGGAACGGCGAGTTCATCATGACTAAGAAATAACGTTGCTAGAACGAGCCGGAGGGGTCGCCACGAGTTTTTTATAACAAAGATATGCAAATATATGTTCGTGAATAAAAGTCGCTAGAAACGACTCTGAGAAGGTCAGACGCATTAGTTCATATTTAGATATCGAAACATCTCAAAATATAAATAAAAGAGAAGGTGGGAAATGAGACGACATGTTTGCCCACTGCTAAAACGGATTCAGGCTTCGGGAAAGCTCGACTATCGAGCATTGACAAAAGGTTTGTATTACTCAGACGAAGAGATTATTCACCAGCTACTCCTGGAATATCGAGCTAAGAGATTGATAGCTTTCAACGGTGATGAAATCGACGAATGTACAGTGTTTGAGATTGTGAGGAGGAACAGACGTGGGACAAAACTACGTAGGGCTAGATTTATCAACTAAGACAGGGGTTGTAAGGCTAGATGAACAGGGGAACGTACTGGAAGCTAACGAGATCACACTTAAAGATCTTGAAGATCCAGAGCGCATGTCTTTATTAGCAGAAAAAATATTATCTGGAATACAATCAACTGACTTTGTATTGATTGAGGGATTTTCATTTAACTCTTCTGGAAGAAGTGTTGATTTCCAATACGGAATTGGTTGGTTTATAAGGGTTCACCTGTATAGAAGGGGCATGAAATTCGTCGTAGTGGCGCCTAGTCAGTTGAAAAAATTCGCAACTGGAAAAGGCGTTGGCGATAAAGCAGCAGTTGCCGTTGGAATTGCTGAACGTTTTGGATTCAAACATAAATCAGATAACGTGCGAGACGCTTATGTGCTGGCTCAAATAGGACGCGCCATAAACGGACATGGCCAACTGATCAAGACGCAAAAAGAGGTTGTAGAAGCTATTCTCAACCCTAAACCAAAAGCTAAAGCAAAAAATAAAGCCTAAATTGAGAGGGGAAATAAACATGGATAATGCACATTTTGAAGCTTATGTAAAAAAGATTGCCTTCGGTAAGGACGACAAAGTTGAGATTAATCTAGAAATGAGAAGGTTTAATGACCAAGATATAGTCAATTTAATTCGATTCCGTGATACAGATGTTTTTGTGACTTTGGGAGATACCCAATTGTCATTCGAATTAAATACGCAAGCGGACGAAGGAACTCCCAATACCCCATATACGGTTGATGGATCTGGAATGGTAGAAGTAAAGTCAAACGAGGCTTCAGAGAATGTCCAGGATTCTGAGTCTGAAGCCCAAGGAGATCAGCCACAAGAAGAAGCTACTCCTGAAATAGAAGGTGAACAAGAAGCATCTCAACAAGAAGACACACCTCAAGTAGAACCTAAAACAATCAACGAATTTATCCTTTCTGGGCAAGCTCCTACATTCGAAGACCTACCTTACAATTTCATCGACATTGTAACCCGACGTGAAGCAGGTGAGCGTTCTATGGATATCGCGGCTTCTCTCGATCTAACCTCCGGAAAATGGAGCAAGATTTGGAAGGACTACAAAGGTCGTATAGCTTCAGCAGCAAGAGATTGGGACGACCTTAGAAACTTATCACAAGCTACTCCTGAATATTCCGATCTTGAAGCCGAACAATCTGACGGGGGAGCAGCGTAAAGCTGCTTCTTCCCGGACAGGAGGCGCTTATGATGATGAATTTCGGCTCAACACTAGGACTTGAAAAGAGAGCGCGGCCAAGAGTAGATCGACCCGTTTATAAGGCGGGCCCATTGATAAAAAGAGAAATGACACCTGATGAAAGAGCTTAGCTTGTTTCTTTACCCCCACCGACCACCAGAAAGAACCATCGTGCTTTTACTGATATCACTACAATGTCCATTCATGGCAACAAAGCCAAAAAGAAGAGATTAGGCATATGAGCCTACAAAAGAAATTACAACGCGAACGAGCTGCTGGCATAGAGCAAGGAACGATTGCATCATGGGATCTCTTCAAAAGAGCGTTGGCTGAAACACCTGGTATCGGACCTAAACGAATGGCAGCAATATTAGCAACCGCAACCAGATTAGCACGAATGAAAGTAGAAGAATTGAGGAGGAATTAATTATGCAAGTGAAAATTAAAAAACTCCATCCAGATGCAGTAATACCGACATATGCCACTCCTGGTAGTGCAGGATTTGATCTTGTAGCAGTTGAGGAAACGATTATCGAACCTGGTGAAACCGCAAAAATACCTTTAGGGTTAGCCTTTGAAATTCCAAAGGGATATGAGATGCAGATCCGGCCACGATCCGGAGTGTCTCTTCACACAAAACTAAGGCAGTCAAACAGTATAGGAACTATAGATAGTGACTATCGCGGAGAGGTTTGCATGATGTTTGACAACACAAATGAGAATTACGATTCTGCTACTTGCTTATGTTTCAGCATTGCAGGGGATGAAATTCATGTACCAAATGGATACGGATTTTTACCAGAAGGATCGTACATCATTCGAAAAGGTGATCGTGTTGCTCAAGGTATTATTACACCGGTTATTCAAGCGAGTTTTGTTGAGGTAGATGAGCTAAGCGATACGAAACGAGGAACAGGCGGTTTTGGTTCAACAGGGGTGCGTTCAAATGTCAAATAGCTACGGCTTTACATGGATAGATATTGACGATGCTCAGGCGTTGCGAGAGTGGGCGGAGAAAGCGAGTGAGGATTGATCAATGAGAATGCTGTCTCTCTGTTCAGGTATTGAGGGAATCGGATTAGCAGCTGAGTGGGCAGGGATTGAAACAGTAGGATTCTGCGAGATTGAAGAATATTGCCAAAAGGTTCTTGCTAAGAGGTTCCCTGATGTTCCTATCTTTAACGATCTACGAAAACTAAACAAACAACTATTGATAGATAAAGGGGTGATTGGTGATGGTAGAACAATTGAACTTATTTGCGCAGGATACCCTTGCCAGCCTTTCTCCGTTGCCGGCAAGCGAAAGGGCCAGAACGATGACCGCCATCTCTGGCCGGAAGTGTTTAGAATCGTGCGGGAGCTTAGGCCCACTTGGTTCCTTGGAGAAAATGTTGCTGGACACACATCAATGGGCCTCGATGATGTACTTTCTGACTTGGAAAGTGAAGGCTACGAAACGAGGGCATTTGTATTACCAGCTTCAGCCGTCGGCGCCCCGCACAGAAGATACAGGGTATTCATCGTGGGCCACTCCGAGTGCAGCTGATTCGGTCGGTAGTCATGGTGAGGGACAAGGTAGGTCTTTAAGAACCGACATATCTAACTGGAAGAAAGGGCTATGGCCTACACCAACAGCATCAGAAACGACAGCTAGAGAAAACATAGAACTCACCGAAAGTGGTAGACGAGCCTGCTCAAATGGAAGTAGCCATAGCTTAGATCTAGCAACAGTAGTAAAGATATGGCCGACACCACAAGCAAGAGATTATAAAGGCAGTTCAGGTAGGAGTATCAAAGGGCACGAATTAGACTTACCAACTGCAATAAAAAACTGGCCTACTCCAGCTGCACAAGATGCCAAGAATTCAACTCTTCCACCGTCCCAAATTGACCGAGATACAGTACCTGGAGCGGTTATGCGAGAAGGGCATGAGGGGCAGTTAAATCCCGACTGGGTGGAATCTCTCATGGGATTCCCAATCGGTTGGACAGATCTTGGGGTAGATGAACCAGACGATCACTTTATTGATAACCCAAGATGGCCAGCTGCTATGGGACAAGAACAGTATGATTGGGAGCCACCACGAGTAGCAGTTGGTGTAAAGAATAGAGTCGAGCGATTAAAAGCATGTGGTAATGCAGTGAATCCAGCGCAGGTTTATCCGATTTTGGAAGCGATTAAGAAGGTTCATGAAGCGAGGTTTTTATATGGCTAGATCAACTTTAATCTGGTTCGGAGGGAAAGGAAAATCTGCTCCTCAGATCATCAAGTACATGCCAGAGCATAGAGTTTATGCTGAACCTTTTGGGGGAGCAGGTAATGTCCTGTTGCAAAAATATCCATCAACTCATGAAATTTATAACGATATTGACGGTCAACTTGTAAATTTTCTTCTGATTGCTAGAGAATATCCAGATAAACTTCAGGAGGCTTGCGAGTCTCTTCCATACAGCAGAGAACTATATGAGAAGTGGTTGCATCAGGATCAACCAGAAGATTCATTTGAAAAAGCTGTCAGATTCTTTTATCTAAACAGATGCGGAATTGTGAACGGTAATGGTCCTGGTTCTTATAAAACGGGTTGGAGACACAGCATAAGTTCGGGCCAAAGTCCTGCTAATGGATACCAGACTGCCTGCCAGTTGTTCAAACAGTATTCTGAACGCATGAAGGGCGTTATGATCGAAAATACCGATTACAAAACAATTATCGAGAAATATGACACTCCAGGTACGCTGTTTTACATTGACCCACCTTATATTGGTCGCGAGAAATATTACGCTGGTGGGTTTAAAGAAGAAGATCATCGGGAACTGGCTTATATTCTCCAAAATATAGAAGGAAAAGTTATTGTGTCTTACTATGATGATCCTCTGTTACTCGAAATTTATCCTAATTGGCGAAGAGAGACTTTTAAAAGTTTTAAGCAAGTAGTAAACGGTAGTTGTAATAACAGTACGGAAGAACTTCTACTCATGAACTTCGATGATGGCCAAATGAATATCTTCGATATAGGGTGAGCCTACTTCACCAAACACCAAATGCACGACATGATACTGCTTCACAGGCAGATCAGGAAACACAAACCGAACATGATCGCTGTTTCGGATAGCTTCAATGTCAAAATGGATGCTGTGTAGTCGAAACTTTCTAATCAATCGAGCAGATCGGCTACACGGCACTAGATGATAAAACGATTTTTGCATGATATCACTCCTTTTGATAGAGCATATCTCTATCATTTGGGACAAAAAAACAAAACAAACGCCAAGGGTGGAAGACACACGATCAGCAACGAGAGAGGTGAACGAAGTGATAAAAATACTTGAATTATTCGGAGGAATTGGAGCACCGAGGAAGGCGCTTGTTAACTTAGGAATAGATCATAAAGCAATTGATTATGTGGAATGGCAAGCGAACAGAGTAAAGGCATATAACGCTCTTTATGACCATCTACACAAACCACAAGATGTTAAAGGATGGAATTTAAAGCCTGACATTCTAGTTCATGGGTCACCTTGTCAAGATAACAGTAGAGCAAATAAAAAACGTAAAGGTACTGCTAAAGATTCACGTTCGCAATTGATGCTTGAAACGTTGCGGATAATCAAAGAAATGGGTGAATGGCGACCGAAAGTTGTTATTTGGGAGAACGTGAAAGGTGTGCTTGATCGTAATGTAGTGCCAGTTTTTAATTATTATCTTCAAGAAATGAAAATGTTAGGTTACACAAACGCCTTTGATGTATTGGATGCTAGAAATTTCGGTATTCCCCATGCGAGAGAAAGGGTGTTTTGTATCTCATTATTAGGAAATGAAACATTTGATTTTAGTAAGCTGCGGTATAAACCAATGAAGAACATTAAAGAGTTTTTAGAGTATGAACCAGATGATGAGATTCCATCACAATACTTAATTAATATTCCATCGATGTTAAGTAAAATTAAAGAATTTAATCCAAGGGCAAGTGGGAGTTATAAGCGAAAGTTAGATGTTATTAATGATTATTGTTATACGATTACCGAAAGACAAGATAGATGCCCAAACGCTGGAATTATTCGACTAAACAAACCGCAATATCGTTATTTAACAGAGCGTGAGTGTTGGCGATTACTAGGTTTTGATGATGAAGATTATGAGCTTATGTTAAAAGAATTTCCAAGTAAGAAAGGGAAGCGTAATGCAACTCTTTATGCTCTAGCTGGAAATAGCATTGTAGTCGATGTGCTAGAAGCAATTTTTGAAGTATTGCTGACAGGAAACCACGGGCAAATAGAAATCAATACTAACAGATCCGGTCAACAAGAGTTGGTTTGTTAATCTATTCAACGGCCAACATATCATTTGGAACAAAAATAGGAGGCGCTTATGAGTAAATACCAGATAGATTTAGTTGGAAGCTCAGTGTCAAATTGGCGTGAATTAAAAGCCGAAATCGAAAAGCAAAATAGTCCGTTTGACGATTACTTTTATGTTTACTGTGAAGACAATGCGGAAGAAGCATACATTTTTCTTTCTGATACAGAATTGACCGACTGGCTGGAAAAAAAGTTTTACGATTGGGGCTATTGGGAATGCGGTGACCTTGATGGCTGCATGAATGACATTAAGGTGTGGAAGCTAATCCCAAATAGTAGGGTTGATCGTCACCCGGATTTATATAGTGATGTAAAGCCAACGTCTATTGTAGTTGATGGTAAACGATACTATCGCGAAGCAAAAGTAATCTGCCCTGAACCCGTAATTTCAATATCGGTTGTATCGAAGTGGGAAGCAACACAATGACCGAACAACAGAAATTCAAACGCAAAATTGCATTAAGACGACTAAAACGAACATGCGGTATCTGCGAATGCTCCTTCAAAAAAGGTGATGTTTATTATCGAAAACGCACTGTTCTTGAAGCGTATGGGAACTTGTTTTCATCCGAACAAACATACTGCGCAAGGTGCCAATACAAAATGGCACAGCGAGCATCTAGGTTCGAAGTTTTTAAAGCGAAATGCCATCATCCAATCGGAGAAGAAGTGTGGTCAACTATTCCTGGAGAAGCAGTCTTGCAGCCAGATCACTATGAATGTGGTATTTGCGGAAAATGGCTTTAAAAAATGGAGGCAAATATGACCGAACAACGGGGGGGAATAAACAATGAAAGACATAGGAGGAACTCTTTCTTTATCAGCTAAAGAGATGCAATGCAAGGTGTGCAATGGTGTTTTTTATGAGTTTGATGAACAGATCGAGAAAAAGAAATGGGTTGGATGGGAAGTTACAGATTTCCGTTTGGAAAAATGCCCTCATTGTAATAAAGAAATTACGTGTGAAACAGTGCAAACTTTGTCTGAAAACTATGTGTATGTAGAAATAAACAAACTCACAGGAGAGCTCATAGTACATGGCGGTTTCTAATTATTAACACGGCACACGCTTTGTAAATGGAGGGATGGAACCTGCGGAAATTCAGATGTTCACTATGTGAGGTAGTCAGCACTCTTTACGACTGGAACACAAATAAGAAAGTTTACCATGATTTAACGCTGCACGAAGTAAAGGACTATGAAGAGTTTGCAGGACTGAGGAAAAGGGTTTTGTTTCCATGTCCATCATGCAAGAAAAGATTGACTGCATTTGAGATACAAGAAGTGTCTGCTTAACACAATACATGTGATAAGGAGGAATAAATCATGAAAGAAAACGGCTTATTAAGTGCATGCACATGCGAAGAACATGAGTGCTGCCCGGATTGCTCGCCAGATGAGAACTAAACATAATACTCAACGTGATAAATGGGAGGTTTCCAATTGGCTAAAACAAAAAAAGTCAAGTTTAGTATCGTGATTCAATGTCCACAGCAAATAGAAGTCGGTTCTGCAATAAAACAAGATGGGAAAATGCTGATAGTTTCAAAGATTAAAAAGGTCGAGTACGTATCTAACAGATTAGTTTTAGTAAGTGGAAATGCAACTATTTAACAAACGAGTGTTTGTGAAAGGTGGCGTAGGTCTGGTTCAATGTGGACCATACGTTATGTAGATGTCTCATACAACGAAATTCATGGAGCAGAAATAGAAAGAATAAACCGCGATTTAGGGAGGAATAGATCATGATAAAAAGACCTGTAATGTGGGCGATTGGTTTCGAGCATCAAGAAGATACATTTTACAATTTCACGAAAGGCGAAGAAGATACAAACTTAACTTTTAACCATCTAGTTCCAACGAAAGATATGGCAATGGATTTTATTGAGAATTACTTGGCAATTTCATATATTCCAATTCCTGTAACAATTATCAGTTATTACGAGGATGGAACTTTTGTCTACGCCTATGATCCACTTTATGAATGGGAGAATAATAGTTAAAACCATTACTTGTGATAAGGGAGGAAGCCAATGAACAGAGTGAGTGAGAACCAATCTGACAAACTTATCCAGCTAAATTTTATCCGGCTTGAACGCAATAAAGAACGAAAATGCACTTGTGAATTCCGAAAATACACCGTGGATACGGTTAATCGTGAAATCACTTGCGAGTGTGGCATGGTTGTAGATCCATTTGAAGCAATGTTGGATATGGCAAAACACTACGATCACTTGAATTATCAGCATAGACTCATGGAAGAGCAAAGATTGCAATGGTTCAAAGAAAAGCCACATTCAGTTTTGTTTAAAAACCTTGAACGGTCTTATCAAAAGGGAAAAATGCTGCCTTATTGCCCTTTATGCCAACAATTATTTGACTTCAAGGATGTGACGGGTTTCGGAAACGCAGAATTTTATCGTAAGCTCCAGAAAAGGAATGGTGACAGCCAATGAGCAGAGAGATTGACGCTAAAGTGGCGGGAGAAAGATATGAAAACTCTCGAAGATTAAAATACGGGAAAGTACAGGGACATTATAGATGGGATTTAGCAAAAACTTGGTTTAGGACATCTAACGATAATTTTTTTGAACTGTATGGCTTCAATTTTGTACCAAGAGGAATGTTGTATGAAGAAGCTAGGGAGTTTGTATGGAGGAGTGGATTAGCATGAAAAGGATAACAATTGTTTTCGAAAGTGGAGCAACACAGGAATTTGAGGTCGAAGAGTTTGCGATTAGAAAGAATGGCTTTGGGGAATTAGTTGGAGCCGAATGGGAACCAATCGAAGGCAAGAAAACACCATTACGCATTAATGTAAATAACATAGACGGGATTTTCTACGAGGAAATTAATTGAGAGAGGGGTAGCAGATGAACATTGCAGAGTTTGATCAACTTTCTGCGTTTTTGATTGATCACACCAAGATTTTATCTGAGTATATGAAAAAAGCACAAGACGTAGGATTTTCAAGGCATGAAGCTCTTCAACTGACTATAAATTTTCAAACAAACATGATGATGCTTTCGAACAAGTAAAAATAAAAAAGCCCCCTTAACGGGAGCGGTGAATTTAACTTGGACAATTACTATTATATCACGCCAAGCCGTTGAGGGGGAGTCGGAACGTGAAGAAAATGAAACTTGATCAAACTGATTTAATCGAAAATGTTTGTGCTAAGTGCCCGGCTACCAACTGGGGACAAAAATCACAGTGCCAGGTTCATGGTTGTCATGTCGGGAAGGTGGAGCAATGCCCAGAATGGGACAAGTTTTTAGTTAGTCAACAAGGGTTTCGTGATCATGACGGACAGCTTGCATTTACTGATTTGGAGCCAGCACTAGAAATTTTGCAGAGAACGGAAGAAGAAATCCGTGATTATAAATACATGCAGGTTGAAATTATCCGGATACAGCGTTACTTGAAAGATGCTGGAGATGGAACGGTTGCCCAGTATGGAATAGAAGCAGCTATGCCTAAGGGCAAAGGTATAACGGGTGATAAGACACATGCTGAAGTAGCACGTCGTGAACGTAAGTGGAAGCGCCTGAAGAAACTACAGGAAACAATTGAAAGGATTCATTTGGCTGCTGAAACAATAAAAAATGAACAGGAGCGCTTAGTACTTGAAGCCTTACTTGATGGGGAACGAAACAACATGATCGCTAAAGAGATTGGGGTATCACGTCAAAGATACTATGAGATTAAACGATCGGTTATTACTAGCATGACTTGGAAGATGTACGGTAAGGAAGTATCTTGAAAAGGTTGACACTTCTTTACACAACTTTACACTTTAGACATTTTAAGCGAGGTTTTCGATTTTTAGATTAAAATGGGGATAGAGGAATAAGAGACAAGCCATCCATTGCGGGTGGCTTTTATAATATTGCTTGACATATATTTTAGCCTTTTGTACTTTAGCAGGAACGAAAGGTTGTGAAAAATTGGATTTAAGCGTAAACACGTGGCCTATGTTTTGGATGCTTGTTAAAGTAATATTATGCTTGGCTATACCAGGTTTTATAGCAGCAATACTAACCTCACGGGTTCCTGCTAACATTGGCAGAATCGCTATAAGAATGAGCATATTGCTCGGTCTGTACGTTTGTTTTAAGTATGTCATATAAGAAAGAAGTCACTCTTGATGAGTGGCTTTTTTTATTGGGGTGATATAGATGCGTAAGGGGGTAATTAAAAAGAGATCTCCGTTACAAGACGACAAAAATCATAAGTGTTATCGATGCGTATGGGCTAGTTATGCTGGGCACAAGATACTTTGTAGCAAGCTGGTGTGCGAGAGGGAGCAAACCAAAAACTTAGGTAGGTGCAAATGACAATGAAAGGGATATTTCAAATACATATAAGACAGGCCTCATTAGTTGGATTAGCAGTAGCAACGTTAGCTGCTTTATCAGGAAGAGCCATGAGCTTTGGTGAATACGCCACTTTTGTTATGATAGCTGCAATTTATTTTAAAATGATCGAGAAGTAAAAGAATAGACAAAAGTCCTTTGCTCAATCACAATGGATTTGAGGAGGCGAAACATGATCAAACATCAGCAGTTCTTGCATCTAAGATTAAATCAAAATGAAAAACTAACAGAAGTATTAGGGACTACAATACGAGAATTGGAGAAATCACTACCATATAAGTCAATCGAAGTGCATCAGGTAGTTCCTCTTGCCAATAATGAGTATACTGTAATACTAAATGGTTTTTTTGAAGACAGGACTCATTAGGTTTTCTGCTAAAAATTGAAACCTCTAGAATAGCGCAGCGTATTACTAGAAAAGGTTATTTTTAGGAGGTGTACGATGCCCGAGTTCAATTTAATTCCTGAAGTTGATCCAGGACAAATATTATCTTTTGCTATGGAATATAGATGGCAACTATTTCTGATTGTTGGAGCAATAATAGGATATAAAAAATTTCAAGGCGCTTAACTAAGCGTCTTTTTATTTTGCCTATCGTTGGGATTCTGAAGTTCGGTAGGAAACTACCACAGCGCGACGGACTTCGGAAGCCGAATGATGGGCGAAACCAATTATATGTTAAGGAGTGTTGTGATATGGCTTCAAACGATTCGAGTTTCAAAGTGAATATAGATGTGTCAGATGGATTGAAAAGCCTAGAGGAAATAAGACGTTCAGCGGAAGCAGCTACTATATCGCTGTCTAAGTTTGAACGAACTTACGAACGAGTAACTGGATTAACAGAACCAGATTTGAGTTCGTTTTCAACTAAGGAATTGCAGGAGGAATTGGCGAGTCGTCTGGGAGTTACAGAACACATTCTGGCTTCACTGGGCTACTGCAAGCTAATCGTTGATCATTATGGGATAGGGCAGGCTGAGACTATAGAGGTTACTGGGCCAGCACATATTTTGATTAATCAAGACAGGTAGTATTTAGCCTTATCAAATGGGCCTGTGATTGAAAAGAAGGAGTGAGGCAAAATGACATGAACGAGAGATATGTAGATCATGACACAGGTGAGATCCTCGAAGAGCGCCGTTTGCTGCTCCGATCAAATGAGATCGTTAAGGTTATTAATCCGTATGCAACAGGTGGCCGGAACACTAAATTTGTTAAATCTAAGACGAGTCAGAAGGCCAAGCGAAGGTTTTATCAGCTCAACGTGGAAGAAGAGGGGTTCCTCTCCAAAATTTCACGTTATGCTACACCAGGACGTAACCTCTTAGTCGGAGATGGAGAGCGCGGAGTGAAAGGAAAGTCGCTTACAACTAAGCAGCTATTCCAAATCTGCCGGCTAAGCAAGCAGAGAGGGTATAAGATACTCAAAACTTTACTGGATTACAATTGTCTGAAGCTTACCGAATACGGATATGCCATTAATCCGGATTATTACATCAATGGGAAAGCTCCTGATCCAGCGTTATTAAAATATTTTAGATCAGAATCTGAACAAGAAGGAGATCGGAAGCATGAATCTAGCTAGAGGTGGACTTTTAGAATATAAATGCCGTAGGTGCGGACAAGTCAAAGCTGACATTCATGTACCAAACGGATTAGAAGCGTTCTTATCTATTTCTAAAAATGGAGCTACTCCTAAAGAATGGGGCCAATGTGCACACTGGTATGGGACTCACATGTGTGATGATAAACACCTATCTATTACAGATTTTATAGGTATCAAATATGACTCCCCAAAAGTGTGAATCAACTATCTGTCGGCGGATAAAGAATATTAAGAAAGGCCGCCAGACGCTAAAGTGGCATAAAGCCTTGTGGCTCTAAGGCTCAACCCTGTTTTTTGGTGGTACGAAAATCGGTACAAAAAACGCGAAAACTGTACCGAAAATCCACCCTGCTAAAAACAGCATTCAGCCCTACAGCGCCAAGGACTCCAGCGTTTTTGCCTCTGGCGTTGTTCTTATATTCTTACTACTGCTGACAGAACACAAAAAGTTGTCATTAAATCAATAAAAAAACCCAACAAAAACAAATATTTGTAATTAATGGCAGGAATTACCATATAACTCTAGAATAAGTCCCTTATGTAAAATATTATAACAGTGTTAGGAGGATTTAAAAATGTTTAAAGGTAATTCTATTTTCCTTTCAGTCATCTTGTCGCTATCGATTTTATCTTCTTCTCTAGTATTAGGTCCAGCATCAATTTCGGCAGCAGATCATGGAGGTATCCCAATCAATATTAATAAGGAGCAAAAAGGTGTTCTTCCTGCAATCTGGATACTTGCTGGGCTTTTAACAGCAGGAGCCACTACTTTTACGATCTACACAGTCCACGAAAGAAATTATGATATGGCTGAACGACGCGCTCAAGATTGTAAAGATGCAGGGGGAGTTGCAGAAGTAAAAAATACTTTTCCTGGCATTGGATATGATGTCAAATGCAAAATTCCAAAATAATTAGTAAGAGGAAAAAAATGTTCTACCCCCTGTTGATTATAATCTTAGTAATTGGTTGCTTTGTTTTCTTGAGCCTTCTACATGCTAGAAACTACAAGTTTGCAGAAGTGCAATCACAGGATTGTAAAGAAGCTGGAGGCATTCCAGAAGTAAGAAATACCTGGGGTGGATTAGGATTTGCAATTACATGTAAAACAAAAGATGTAACATAGATAGTATTTATCACAAAAATCTTTATGCAAGGGTGTAGCTTATGCTACATCTTTTTTTATTATCCAAAATCAGAAAGGATGACTTACTTATGAAAGTTATTCTTCAAGACATGACAATGGAAGGCTCTCCAGAGGAGTTAGCGACGTTTATGCAGCTGTATCGTCAGACAAAGATGCAAGAGGTATCATTGGTTGAACAAATCAGAAAACAAATGGCTACATTGCCCGCAAAGAAGATTCTCGGTGGTATCTAGCATCTGTCTAATCTTCCTCTGGAGCCTTATTGTTCTATCTATCGGTGAGATGTTGTCAATAGCTTCGGATGAGAGAAGGAGAAACCACCCGTAGTGGGTGGCTATTTCTTTCGTTTTCTACTTTTTGTTTTCTTAGGCTTTGCTTTATTGGTCTTTGCTTTCTTACTCCAATAAGCTATTAGTTGTTTGATAGCAGTACTTAATAGAAGATTAATTAACGAATCAAAATCAAACATGAACATCAGCTCCTAATTTGTATTAGATTAATGCAGTAACATCTGACCCAATGGGTTTTTGTTCAAAATTTCTTATTCCTCCTCTCACTAATTAAGTAAGGCGGTAGAAAGATTCAGCTCATTTTCTTAAAAAATCATAGTTGAGCGAGAAATTTATTTTTAACCTTCCTACTTTTAAAAGGATTTTGGGTATGCAATAAAAAAGCCTGACCAAGTTTTGGACAAGCTCCCTCAATTATTAAAGTGTCGAGGGCGAGCAATATTTCCATGTTCAGAGGTAGTAAAGAAAAGCCCTTGTTTATAGGGAATCGTCTTGAAAATAGGCTTAGCGTTGTAAATCCGCATTTTCCTGACGGTACTCCAATAATGATTTTTTTTGCCTCACTTTCTCTATACGAGGTGAATGTAGAAGAGTTAAAAGTAAGATATTTTTACCCTCTTACTTATAGGTGGCATTTGGGTGACAAGCAGTTGCAAAAATGGATGATTGTAAGGTGGTATCGAAGCTGGGGTGGGAAGGATTGAGGAGAAAAGGGAGGGTGGGCTTTACCCTTCTTAAATAGCATGATTTACCCAACTATGCGCATTTAGGTTCTGGGAGATAACTTTCTTCTATAAATGGGCGATGCATTCTGGTACCAGCTAAATTAAATCAAAACCATGCATCCGGGTATTCAAAAAGGTATACTTTTGCGACACTCTGGAATGATTAAGTATTTATATTCGTAAACCTATATAAAAAACTTTTCGTACATTCGTTAAATAAGATGTACCTTTACGGATATTTATGCTACTATTAAAGCAATAAGAGTGCAGGAGGTTGTCGAAATGAATACATCTGTAGTGCATGGTTATGTTCGAGTATCCAGTAAAGATCAAAACGCTGAACGACAAATAGTTAAAATGCGAGAGTTGGGTGTATCAGACCGTTTTCTTTTTGTAGAGAAGCAAAGCGGTAAAGATTTTGATCGACCACAATATCTTGCAATGCGTGACAGATTACGTGCGGGTGATTTGATTTACATTGATGCCTTAGACCGTCTTGGACGTGATTACGATGGAATTATTAGTGAATGGAAATACATTACACGGGAAATTGGTGCTGATATAGTAGCTTTAGAAAATAGTGCTTTGTTTGATAGTCGGAAATTTAAAGAAATGGGCGACATGGGCAAGCTGATGGAAGATCAATTCTTGGCCCTCCTTGCATATGTAGCCGAACAAGAGCGAAAAAAGATTCGTCAACGTCAGGCTGAGGGAATTGCAATTGCGAAAGCTCAAGGCAAACATATGGGGCGACCTAGCCTTAACTTGGAAAGTATGGCTCCTGAGAAACAAAAAGAATTTGCTACGTTGTATAAAGCGTGGAAAGACGGCAAGATAACAGCAGTTAGTTTCATGAAAAGAATGGAGTTAAAGCGAACAACGTTTTACAAGTTGATAAAAGAATATGAAAGCAAGTAATGGACTCCTAAAGGGGTCTTTTTTTATGCCATCATAAGGAAGGAGCAAGTAGGAATGGCAAAAAATAACGTCAGTAAAGAAGGACTCGAAAGCCAAGCAAAGGCGCTTCGGGAGAATCGGCCTTCGGCACCTAATCAAAGGCATGGGGTATTTCCTTTTCTAAAGTCTGGCGTTCACCCATGCAACAAATGCGTAAAGCGCAACGGATGTGATAGGTTTGAAGAAAATGCAGACTGTTCCTATCTAGCGGACTATCAGGAAAAGATCATTGATAGTGTAATGGATCTGGACATTGTGGGGGAACAAGATCGACCAATGGCGCACTTGTTATCAAAGGATATGGCAGTCATTGCACTTTGCGAAATGTACTTCGCTGTAGAGGGCTTAGTAATTCATGATAAACGAAAGAAATCCCTCAATGCTCAGCCTTTGGTAGCAACATACAACGAAGCAAAAAGACAAGCGCGGCAGACTATGCAAGCTTTGGGATTGGGACCAGCAGCACGAACCAAAATCAACTTAGAGAATGTAAATGTAGTGAAGCAGATGGGTGAGCTTGGCATGAAAACAACAGACGAACAAGAAGGATTGGAATTCTTAGATGATTGAGTTTGCGAAGGAGATTAAAAGTAAGATCCAATCCCTTGCAAAGAAAAACAAAGACAAAGGCAATAAAGCTTATGATCTTCTAAATGACTTTGAGGGGTTTGCCGCCAAATGCCTGAAGATCAAAACCAAAGAGGGGAAGCTTCTTCCTTTCGTTTTAAATGATGCACAACGCAATTTTGCACAGAAGGTATTTAAAAAATTACTTGCTGGTAAGCCTGCAAGGTTTATTATCCTAAAAGCCAGACAGTTAGGCTTTTCTACTGTTACAGAAGCAATCATTTACTATCTAACATCGCTCCAAGAAGCAAAGAACGGTTTTATCGTTGCCCAGGATTCCAAAGCATCAGATAACCTTTTTGCAATGTTTAAAAATTACTACGATAATGTACCCAGCCTTTATAAGCCGATGCGAAAACGTAACAACAGTAGAAAGCTATCGTTTGAAAATCCGACTGCTCTCGAATCGCAACGTCAAAAAAATCCTGGGCTAAAGTCAGAGATTACGGTTGATACAGCTGAAGCGAGCGTTTTGGCTCGATCAGGAACAATACACTTTCTTCATGTATCCGAATTGGCCTTCTGGCCGGAAGCGAAGAAGAGCAAGCACATGCTCGCATTACTTCAATCGCTGTCAGATGCACCTGGGACGTTATGTATTATCGAATCGACTGCAAATGGATACGGTGAGTATTTCCAGCAAATGTGGGAGAAAGCCGTAAATAGAGACAATGACTTCGAACCAGTCTTTGTAGCATGGCACGAGTTTCCGACTTATCGTGAAGAATTTGAGTCACAAGAAGAGTTGGAAGACTTCATCGAAAGTATGACTGAGGAAGAGAAGTTCATACAACGTCGCTTTAATTTAACAGCCGAACAGATGAAATGGCGACGGTCTACAATCAAGAACAAATGCGAAGGCGATCCGAAACTATTTGCACAAGAGTATCCATCATTCCCAGAGGAGGCATTTCTGGTATCTGGTCGCTCTGTATTTGATCAAAAACAGGTAGGAGACAGCCTATTAAACGTCCCTAAACCCATCAGGGAAGATTTAGACGGCGCTGTACTTATATGGGTAGAACCAGAAGAGGGCGAGTTGTACGACATGGGAGCAGACGTTGCAGAGGGACTAGACGGAAATGAACACGACTCTTCAACCTTTTGTATATGGAAACGTAGCACAGGGGAACAGGTAGCAGAAATGCAAATCAAAGAAGAACCATTTAGCTTTGCGGAGTTATTAAACGAATGGGGTAGGTATTATAACAATGCCTTACTGGGGGTTGAACGAAACAATCATGGTCACGCAGTACTGTTGGCGCTCATGCAAATATTTAATTACCCCAATCTGTACGAGCATAAGGATTATGATGTCAAAGGAAATGTCGAGAAACGTTCTGGTTGGCCCACAACCCCAAAAACTCGTCCTATTTTAGTCGAAGAGTTTAGACAAGGCTATGTGGAGAATGAACCCAAGATCAAGTCGAAAAGAATGCTTGGAGAAATGCGAACATTTGTGAAGAAGAACGGTAAAGCACAGCATCAAACTGGATGCCATGATGACGTTCTCTTTGCGGGCATGATCGGCTGGGAGATGCGTAAACATCCACATCGAGGACAGTTCAAACCGATCGGCTTCTCTATCATGCCTGACTTTGATGCGATATTTTCATAGGAGGAGGTGAAAGAATGAGTCGGATAACGCAATTAACAACGAAAATCCTTGATTACTTTGGATATGCAAAAAAAGAAGTCAGTATCGACAGAGACAAAACTAAGCAGATTTCTTACAGCGAGTCACCTCAAACCCAAGTATTTGATCAGTATAAGGTTTCAACTGAACGTATACAGATCATTCAAGATGTTAGAGATCTGTTTAAGACAGACTCAAGGTTCAAAATAACAAATCTCCGTTTAGGAGCCGACGCAACCCGTGGAGGCTGTCAAGTCATTGTTCAGGGAAGTGAATCCCATCGCAAACATCTTAGAAAATTAGGCAAGCCACAGCCAAAGAGATTAGTTCCTGGAGCTAATATAGCCCAGCAGGTAATAGATGACTTCATGCGTCGAACTAAGTTGTCAGCTAAGTCAAAAGAACACCTTAGAGTACTTTTGCGTGATGGTGATATTTTCCTTAATCCCATTGTGGATTTAGGAGCAGGACTCGTATTAGACATAAAGCGGGCCCCAGCTATGACTATGAAACGTAATAGTGATGAGTACGGCGACTTCCCTGATATAGAAAGGGCATTCAGTCAAATCGATCCTAAAACTCAGATAAACTCACTAATGGATATTGGGCCTCCTACATCATCTCGTGGCGACTTTGCCCTCTACCAGATGAATCATATACGATGGATGTCTGACGAAACGGAACTCTATGGTACTTCTCACTATGCTACAGCAAGGCAATTACACAAAATCCTTTTGAAAATGGAGATAGCAGCGGCTGTACGGAGGGAATTTCGATCTGTCCAAAAGGAATACCATCGGCTCCCTGATACAGTTGGAGAGGCAGAAATCACAGCGTACAGAAGACAAGTTGGTTTAATCGATGAGAAAGGGAATCCCACAAAGAATTCTCATTTGCTATCAAGCTTTGTCGGGAATGCTGATCTTCAAACTATAAAGGCAGACGCAAACCTATCAGAGATGGGGGACATTGAATACTTTGACGACCTTTTGTGGCTTAGCCTTGGCGTACCCAAAGCTATACTTACAAGTGGTCAGAACTTAAATAGGGACATCTTAAAAGTACAGTATCCCCAGTACCTCCAATCGCTCGATGATATGACCGACTTACTAGAGTATGGGGATATAGGACAGTATAGCGGGTACCGCGCTTTAATAGATTTACAGCTAATGTTAGCGGGCATTAATCCCACATCTGTAGCCTATGACGTTGTTTGGAGTACCAAGACAACCGAGACAGCCTTAGAGCGACTAGAACGTGTTCAAAAAGCTCGTGGCGCTAATGGTGGCGATATCCTTATTACAAACGTCAAAGCTATTCAAAGCATTGCTGGAGACTTCGATATCGAGGACCCAGTGGAAATGGCTATGATGATTGAGGAGGAAAGAGCCCGAAACGCTGCTCTAGTGGCCAAGTCCTTGCCTCCAAAAGAAGAAATGAATGCAGATGAAGAAGAGGACAAAGAATCGATTACAGATGTAGCGGCAGAAGATCGATCAAAACTTAAAGAGGCTGAAGTCGAGGCGGAGGAAGCAGTCCTTCGTTTTTTTAATGCCGTTAACAAGCGGTTCACCAATTATGAGTCTGATAATGAAGGCATAACAGACTCTGTTATCTTAGACTACGCTGAAGATGAGATCCTGAATGCTCTTGAAGAGACGTGGGAGGCCGAGCAAGGAAAACTACAGCTTTCATTAGTCAAAGCAATGACCATAGCCGGGGTGATGGGTGTAGAAAAGGCTACTTCCTTACTCGCAACAGAGATTAAACCGCGTATTGTACGCAGTGATATCAGAGAAGATCTGCTTCAGCAGTCAGCTCAACGAATTAAAGACATGAAAGAAACGACACTGAAAAAAATTCAAAAAGAATTAGCAACTGGCTTTGATGATAACCTTGGGTGGCACAAGATAGCAAAGCGACTGGAGCCTATTATTTTGGATGAAGCACGAGCCAGCTTGATTGCCCGTAATGAACTAAGCTGGGCTTACGATCGAATGCAAATCCGAACCTATAAAGGCGCTGGCATTAAAAAAGTCCAATGTGATGAGGTTATTGACATGAAAACCTGTGATAAATGCCGATCTAGGCACGGTAACGTCTATGATATTGACGACTATCCTGGTCTTGCTCATCCGTTATGTAGGGTTAGCTGGTTGCCTGTAGATGAATAGTAGTTGAAAGGTGGTGGTTTTGTGTGACCGGAATAATATTCCCATCATAGCTGCATTGAAAGGAGGAAGACGTGTGTTTAAAAATTTACCGTTTGAAATGAATTTACAGTATTTTGCCAAAGCGGGGTTTATACCGGAAGAAGAACCTATTAAGGACGCTTTAAAAGACGATCCCTTAATGCAACAGATTTTAGATGCAAGCAGCGCCATTGCTCTTCTATCCATTAAGAAGAATCTGGCCAACACACCACTAACAGAAGTGGATCGTCGCATTTACTATGAGGCAATCGATGCACGAGCCAGAGCTGAATTTAGCACTTGGTCCATTGAAGAAGCCGCAAAAGAAGAGTCCGGTGAAAAACAGAAGCCGAGTATAGGCTTTACCGACTCAGTTGAACCACTTTTTACTGTTTTAGAAGACAGTGCAGAAGATCAAAGAGAACTTTGTTTTTCAAGAGCTGTGCCAATCGTGGATAAAGCAGGGGAGTCATCAGGTTGGTACCGGCAGCCTGTTTCCAAAGTTGACGCAATCAATGGCAACAATCGACTCTATCCAAAAGCTGTTTATCAGGCGGCCCTCGATTCATTAAAATCTACTAATTTTCCATATGCAGGAGAGCACCCACATCCACGGAGTTATAAAGGCTCTGATGGTAGGGTGCTTTTTGATTCTAGTGTACCTAATCAAGCAGTTGTATTTCGTGACGCCAGCATCGATGCAAGCGGTATCGTTTGGGCTGAGTACAAACCTTTGGCTACAGATATGGGAAAACAAGTCCAAGCGATGTTAAATGACGGACTGCCGATCGGCTTTTCTAATCGGATGACAGGTGACATTATTAAAGCCAAAGTGGAAGGCAAGAACGTCGGGGTTGCAAAAAGACTATCTCTATACACCTGGGACGTTGTATTGAATCCTGCTGAACCTGAAGCCTTCACTAAACCAATCGAACTAACCGATTCGGCTGTAGCAATTATCTTAGATTCACTATCCAAGGAGGATGATAAAATGAAAAAGAATTTCCTTTCAATGTCATTAGAAGAACTACGTACATGGAAGAAACAAAATCCTGGCCACGATGATATGGCGGTATGTGATGCTGCTATCGAAGCTAAGGAAAAAGAACAAACATTAACAGATGAACTTGAAAAGTTAAGACTTGAAAAGCAAACACGTGAACAACAAGAAGAGGCAAACCGGAAGAAGGATGAAGCACAAAAAGCTCTTGTTGATGCTGTTAACGAGCTTTCCTATGACAAACAAGTAAAAGACGGGCTACTTCAAAAAGGCGCTGCTATTACGGACGCTTCAGAAGTAGCCTCTTTTATTGACACAGAAAAAGCCTTTGTTGATGCTATCCAAATTGATAATCAAAAACAGAGTCTTGGCATTCCTTCAGGAAGAGCCGCCATTGTAAATCAAGAGATTCAAATCGGTAATTCGGCCCAACCATGGGTACCAGTAGTAGATAAGCTAATGACGGCTTTTGACGATCAATTCCGTGCTAAAGACCGAAATTTCCGTGTTGATGAGAATTTGCGAAAAGGAAATCTTGCTATTCTCGATCGCATCATTGGAAAAATGGAACGTGAAAATCATCATGAGTATCAAACTTTCATGCACTCTCTTACAGATGCTGCGCAAGATATTACCGACGGCGTTATTCAGGATAGTGCAGCAACGTCAACTGGCGATCTTGCACAAATTCCCGTTGTCAGCTTAGCGTTTATGCGTCAGATGTTTCAAGACTTAAAATTCGCCCAGCTAACCATGGCCGAGAGTTTTTCAGGTACAACGTATAAGATTCCTGTTGAGTTTCAAACCGAGGATCTGTATTCTCAAGATGATTTTGGTGGCATTGGTGAATTTGATGGCATTCCAACTGAAGGTGTTGAAACATTCTTGCTTGAATTTGGAGCAGACTGGTTAAAACGGGCTACTAAGATATCAAAAGAGGCTCAAGTAGAGCTTCAGAGCGGCCCTTTTAATTACGATGCTGTAGCACGAAACTTGGCTAGTATTAATGCCCGTATGAGCCGGAATATTGATCAAAGAATTTCTACAGAAATGATTAGTGTGTCAGATGAACACCTTGCAATTGTAGTAAAAGATGAGGCCGTTTCTGACCCTGAGTTTCATGCTGCCGTAAAAGGGGGCAATGTACCTTTTAGCTCCAATGCCACTTTTGTAGTTGACCTACTATGCGGTCAACAATCAGGGAAACTTGCAGATTTTCGTTCTCCGATCGTTCGGCCTCGTACAAAAGTTTGGTTAGACGTACAAGGTAAAAAACAATCATCTAAGATTAACGATGTTGTCATTACTGTTGGTGGAAAAACGTTAGTTCGCGGGCAGTGGGACCATATTAAAGGTATGGTTGTAAATGGAGAGTATGCAGTTGATTTTGAAAACGCAAAAGTGTATTTTACCTCTGATTCTGGGGTAAGTGAAACCAAAAAACCTATGGTTAAATCCTATTCTTATGCAACAAATGTAAGCTATTTTGATCTCACTGTTCCAGCAGGCGTAGATCCTGCTAAGTATTACAATCGATTAATCGAATTAGTGACAGATCAGAAGGCTTATATGGGCTCTGCTCCTCGTTACGTAACACCAGATTTCTTACTTGGTAGTCTGAATGCTATGAGCCCTATCAAGAAAGCCGAACTGTTTTATCGTTATGCCTCGCCAAACGGTACAAACCTGCTACAAGGCGATATGTACTTTGCAACACGAGAAAATATCCAACTGGGTGAGCATAATGCTCCTTGGGTAGCAGGAGATAGTCGTCTTTTACTTGGTAAAACAAATGCAACGCGTATGGGAATCGGGTCTCCTTTAGAAATGGAAGGTCCTTTCCCATACATGAACCCTGATACAAATCAAATTACTTCGGCCAAACTCTACTATGCGACACAACAGATTGCTATTAATACACCTTTGGTAATTGATAAGAGTGGTATGGCTTACCATCCGCCATATCGCACAATCAAATTGTTTAATAGCAAACAAGGTTAATAGAAAGGGGAATCTATCATGCTGAAGTTAAATACAGGCTGCTCATTCCTTCATCCGTTAACTGGTCAGATGATTCACCCTGGCCAGTCTTACGAGGAACATTATAGATGTCCAGATCCCGATGAATTGGAAGAAGAGATTAAAGATGAAATCGAGCCTGACAATGAAGAAACTCCTGAGGAAGTAGTAGCCCAGGAGTTTCTTACGTTAGAGGAATTCGACAAATTGGAGGCAGCCAAACAAAAAGAAGTGCTAGTGGGAAATCAAATTGTTTCTGCCGAGGATGCAGACGCGGTTAGCAATAAAGAAAAACGTTTGGAGTTGTACAAGCAGTTCTTGGAGGTGAATGCACATGATGGAGCTGGTCGAGAAGTTACGCTTTGACCTAGGAGACATGGAGGAGCCCTTTTTCTATTCTAACGATGATCTAATCAATAGATTGACAGAAGCAATTTATGATTATTCCAGCTACCGTCCAAGAAAACGAAAGGGCTTGATCAAACTAGTACCAGGTGTGACAGAGTATGAGCTTCCAGAAGATTATCAAACATGGATTATAGGATTATCAGGGTACGAGATCTTAGAACGCACCCTGATAACTCCTGTCACACCTACTGGCTATTCTGAACTAAGGTTTCATTACTACGCAGACCATACAATTGAAAGCCTATCAGTAAGAGATCACCGAATTTTACTAGATTACTGCATGGCGAAGATCCTATATGAGATTGTTCGTGAAGGTGCAGAGATCAGCGGCTTGAAACTTGGTAAAGGGCTACAAATTAGCTTTGATAATTTTGATAAAATCGCCCAAGAAGCTTCTGTTCGCCAGAAGCGTTACGAACAATCGGTGAAGAAGCCTATAGGGATGTGGTCATAATGAACGCCTCAAAGCTGGCCAAGAAAATCAAACGAATTATTGATCGGCACATCAAGCAAAAGGGCTACGAGGTAGAAGCTGTCTTGCAAACATTGACGGAAGAACAAACGTCTAGCGGGCTTTCAATTATCGATAGAAAACAGCCTGATCCTATAAAAGAAACCATCAAAATAGTTGTCACGGGCCATTCTATCGATGAGGAAGCCACTGCTTTAGGGGATAATCCTGTGCAAAAACTAGAGTTTATTTCTATTGAAGATGGCACGGAGCCACCTGAAAAAAGAGTAGAAGAAGGAAAGGTTCTCGTTTATGACGGCAAGCAGTTTAATATCCTATTAACTTCTCCTGCGACTTTAGCGGGTGAACTTATCATTAAGGAATGCCAAGCGAGGTCGATGCCATAATGGGTGACTTTAACGACTTGTATCGTGTGCTAGGGAATATCCCGCATTTGATGGCGAAAGCAGAGAGGAATACGTTGACGAAGGGCGCAGCCGTTGTAATGGGTGCAGCTAAAAAGAAACTAGGCACCTACCAAGGGGAATCAGGTGGGTATAAAGCGTGGGTAACATTAAAACCAGAAACGGTCCGTAAAAAGCACATGTCCAAAACAAAGGCCGGTGCCTTAACACGAGCAGGAAAAAGGTACAAAGAGAAACATGGAGCATGGGGATCTGGTGGAAATGACGATTCGCCATTAGTTGATTCTGGTAGCTTGCGCCAAGCAATTACTACGGACGAAAAACAGATTAACAAAGGCGTGGCATATGTAGGAGTGGCCTCCGGATCATCTGATAGTAAGAAGGGCGATCCAGGAAGCTACGCGGCTGCCCATGAATTTGGATACGAACCTAAAAATATACCGGCGCGTCCTTTTCTACGACCTGCACTCCACGAAAATAGAGATCAGATTAAAGAGATTGCTAAAAAAGAAATCATTAAAAGCCTAAGGAGGCTCTGACAGTGAGAGATCCACTTGTGTCAGTCTACACCGCCTTAGAAAAAGCCATTAAGAATGTTCACGGTTCAGGGTTTCTTGTGACTAACGATACACCAAGCCCTATCGAGACTAAAAAAAGATCCGTTCCTGCTGCCAATATCACCTATGTGAGCGGTACGTCTGAAAAGGCCCTCATGAGGGAACACCACCCACATGGGGTACTATCAAATGGGAATGGTACTTTTACCGTAGGCACGGAAGCAGTACGGTTTCATTATCTCATCCAGGTTTCCTTTTTTGCTGAACGGCCAAGCCAAGCACAACGGTTATCTACCAAGTTTTTAGCTTACATCGAAACTGAAAATGAAATACCCATCCCTGAAGATAAATGGGGGGACCTTGTGCAGATTTTCATTGCTTCTCCACCTCTACCACCACGCGGTGAACCTAACTTATACCAAGTAGATGCAACCTATCAATGTCTAGGACAATTGATCGTAGAGGAGCAAGTGAATGCGATTGATGTAAGTAAGTTTAAACCAAAAATAACGTAAGGGAGCTGGTCTTGTTGACCATATTACGCGGAGTGACTTCGCTACAGGATTATCCTCCTGGGCTATATGTGAATGAGCTACCTGTACCTCAAAGCGAAGAAATTAGTACACCACAATTTATCTTAGGTTTTGTAGGCGAATTCGATCGCGGCCCAATCAATAAATACATGTTAATTTCTGAAACACCATCGAAACGGTTAATTGAAATAGCCGAGCCTATTCTCGGCTCATCTACCAAAAAACTTGCGGGCAATCAATTGCTAGACCACCTACACCATGCCCGTATTAAAAAGGCGGCTTTTGTGCGAGTCTTAGGAAGTGGACACCAAACAGCTAGTTTGCACCTGAAAGATCGCCAAGACAAAGAGACAGCACGCGTTTACCCAAAGGCCGGTCCTGGAGAGTACGCAAACATTTTTACTGTTGAAGTCCAAGAAGGAACAAAAGCAAACACCTTTAAATTGATCTTATGGTCAGACTTAGGTGGGTTTGAAACCTATGACAACCTATCAAAAAACCCAGAAGATGCTCGTTATGTGGAGAAAGTAATTCAATCCACCAGCGAGCATTTTGTATTTGAAGATGTCAAAGCGGAAAAGGATTTCGACACAACACGTCCAGCGGTCATGGCCAGAACCCAATTGAAGAACGGTTCGAATGGGGCTCCTTTAACGGATCAAGACCGTATAGGCTCCTTTGATCCAGGAACTGGTGTCCGGACGGGCCAGAGATTACTTGGTGTTATCGGGAACATTTTAACGGATGTGGCCCATATCAATTATTCAAGTCCAGAAGTAGACAAAGCATTGATTGCCCTAAGTGAGAAGCATAATTTTATCGCTTACATTGGGACAACTAAAGCCCAAACGATTACGGAAGCCTCTGAATACCGAGTTCAGTTTGACAGTGATTTTGGACAAATGGTTTATGGCTATTACAGTTCGACAACTGGCCAACGCATCTCCGGAAGTTGCTTATCAGCTATCGCGCACGTGAAAGGCCAAATAGAAGACTCCGGACTTGCCGTTGAGTGTAACTGGATTGCTGGTACTGATCAAGAACTTGAATTTGAGGACTACCAGGAGCTTTTCACTCATCAAATAGCGGCTTTCCAGCTAAAACCATCTGCTAAAGGGGATGGATCTTATGCTTGGCGAATGGCTAACGATTATACGCTTGCTAAAAATGATGTAGCGGGAGATCCAATTGCTGATAACAAGAATCGAAAAGTGAATCGCCGGCGCTTGAATAGCTGGATCGAAAAGCAATTGGAGGCTGTAGCTGCACCGTGGCAAGGAAAGGCCATGACCAAGCCGATGAAGGAAGCAGCAGACATGCGCATTCGTACTTTCTTCGATAACCTGGTTAAACCGACCAATCCATTAGAGACAAGCAAAATCGAAGCTTATTCTATTCGATTTAATTCAAAGGCTCAATCAATCGATCAATTCGTGCAAGAGTTGAAAGTCAAACATTATAACACTGCTGAGTGGATTCTATTGAATTATCAAGGTGGTACAAACGTGGAGGTGGATGTTTAGTGGCAGAGGCGGGCTTGCTTGGTAAAAAGCTAGTAATTGCAATAACTGATTCGAATGGTAACGTCTTGAAAAAATCACCTGAGATACTGAAGTGGTCTGAAGAGGAAATTACGACCGAAGACAAAAAGCATCCTATTGGTGAGGAGACTGAATACAGCACCAGCACGATAGATGGATGGAAAGGCTCATTTAGCGGCCAAGACACGAACGGTGCTTATGACGACATTGTAGATGCTAGACTCAAATATCAAAAAGAGACAGGTGATACACTCTCTTTTTCGATGTTTACAACTAGAGTCTACAAAGATGGAACGGTAAAAAAATACAAGTTTACAGGCGTAACCTTTAGCGGATTTAAAGCTGATGTAGACGGTGGTAGTAAAGCAGTTAACAACTCAATCAATTGGCATGCGACAGAACGCATACCACTATAGGAGGGCTTATAAATGGAAAAGGTACTATCAACAGGTAAAAAAATTACTCTTCGTAAAAAGAAAGGCCAGCACCATTTTGTTGAAAGGAATCTCCTTTCGACTGTGCAAGGTGATGGTGGAACAAATCTTGGTGGAATTACACTAACAGTATTAGTTAAGGCAGTAGTAGGTATTGAAAGCGTAAATGGGGAGGCAGTCGAAATTCCTGAAAATCTTGTTGGACTTCTGGAATTCATGAATAGCTTTGAATATGAGGAATGGGATGAAGTAGAAAGAGTTGTGCTTACTCCGGAGGAGAAAGCTAAACTTGAGGAAGCGGCAAAAAACTTGCAGGAGAGCCCTGGTTCAGAAAAAGAGTAGAACTAGCTATAGGCTCAGGTGCAGGTATATCGTATTCCGATACGATGGAAATGGACGACGAAACAGTAATGGCGGCAACGATTATTGCTAACGAATGGAATGATAAGAACCCTCGAATGTTTTAATTTGGGGGTTCATTTTTTTTTTAGGAGGGAGGTCCTCTTATTAGTACGATTTTAGATTTAGCGATTGCTATTAGCTTAACTGACCGTGTTTCAAGTGCTTCTCAACGGATTGTTAGTCAGTTTAAGTTGATGGAGCATGCCACAGATCAAGTACAAAGCAAAATGAACCGTTTAAAAAACATGGCCTTTGGCGGCGGTGCTCTTGCGGTAGGTGGAGTCCTGGCATTTAATTCGATTGTTAACGCGGCAGACGAGGTTGTTACTAGAGCTGGTAACTTACAAGAGATCATGACAGAGATTAAAGCACAGACATTCGGCAAACAGTTGTTTGATCCATCAAGTGCCAACGAAATTACGCAGAAGATGAAAGAAATTGAAGACCTGTCTACCCGTTTAGGGCTAGAAACCACATTTTCAAACCTGGATGCTGGAGAGGTAATTCGGGATCTGCAAAAAGGTGGTTTGCAATATAAAGACATCATGGATGGTGCCGCAGAGGCGACTATCAAGTTTGCACAGCTAAACCAAATGGCGCCAACGGCTGCGGCTGAACTGATGGTACAAACGCGAGCTGGGTTTCAGCTTACTGGTCAGCAAATGTTAGAAGCAGCAGATACAGTAACGAAAGTGGCAGCGGCTTCAAGTGCTGGAGCTGAAGATATTAACCGTGGTCTTGGCAATATGGCAGGGGTAGCCTCTCAGATGTGGGGCACAAGAGGAAAGTTTGAACAGGTCATGGATTCCTCAGCTTTGGTAGCATTGACGCGAACACAGACAGCAGAGGGCTCCAGTGCGGGTACATTTGTCCGTAACTTCTTAGAGCGACTTGTACCTCAGACCAAGCAACAAACCGCATACATGGCTTCTGTAGGCTGGCTAGATAAAAACGACAAATCGCTTTTCTTGGATTACTCAAAAGACCCCCGTGGGCAACTAAAATCTGCCACAGAAATAGCAAAAATTCTAAGGAAGACAGTAGGTAGCAATAAAATTATTGCGGATGAACAAGCCGTAGAGAAAGAATTCGCCTTAGTTGAACAAGGAATGGGAACAGACAAACTAATCAAGCTATTCCACAAGGTTTTTGGTGAGCAGGGTGGCCGTACTGCCTATACGCTACTCCGAACAGGTGAAGGATCTCTTGAAGAAATCCTCGATAACGTAGATAAGCAATTATCTTTAAATGATCGAGTCAAGATGCAGATGGAAAACTTTAATCAGGTTAAAGACACAGCGGGAGAGGCATGGAATACCTTCTTAACCTCTCTTGGATCGCCATTACTAGAATCAGGAACAAAGTTTTTTGCGTTTCTAAACGACCAGTTATCGGAGGCGGCTCTGTATTTCCAACAGCATCCTGAAGTAAGCAAGTACATGTTCGCTATTGCTGGTGGGGTTGCGGCTTTAGCTGGAATTGGCGGTATTATCACAGTGACAGCGGCTTCTTTTGGAGCATTGTCTTTAGGACTAAGCGCGGCCGGCATCGGTTTAGGAACTATCGCTTTGGTAAGTGGAGGAGTCTTGCTTGCAATTGGAGCAATAGCAGGCGGGGCTTACCTGATCTACAAGAATTGGGATGAACTCCAGCCCTATGCAAAGGCTGTATGGGATGGGATTAAGGATGCCATATCACCAGTTGTGGATTGGGTGAAAGTTAACGTTATACCCGTCTTTACATCGATCGGAGATTCGCTTGAAGAACAGTTTAAACGAATAGAGGAATGGGTTGGCACTAATAAGGGCAAAATTGAAAGTTTCTTTGGATTCTCACGAAAAACAGAGAGAGTAGGCAACGATCCGGAGGGTAAAGAGGTGCTATCTTGGAAACCACCTGGCTGGCTTAAAGCGGCAGGAGGAATAGCGGCCCTATTTATTGGAGGCAAAGCCCTTGATAGGACTGTCTCGACGTTAAGCAAGCTAAGAGGGGTAATGAGTGCTGTAGGTAGAATCGGCGGCCCTATTAAGTTCTTTGGTGCTTTTATTCGCGGAGAGGTTGAAATGAAAAAGTTTAGTGGGTTTTTCAAAAAGACTTTCGCTCTCCTAAAAAAAATACCTGGTGTTTCAGGCATTACGCGTATTGGTACTGCCTTTTTTGCAGTGGGCAAACGGATAATTGGTGTATTGCCAGCTATCACACGCTTTGGCGGCCTATTTGCGAGAGTGATGGGGGCAAATGCTAGGTTAATAGGGAAAGGCATTATGCAGATCGCTAAACTTGGTGGAAGCTTTGCGTGGTTAGCTGCACGTGCTTTGTGGATGGGCGGACGTGTTGCCTTAGCCTGGGTGATTGGATTAGGACCTGTCGGGTGGATCATTGCTGGAGCAACAGCGTTAGTGGTGGCTGGTATAGCGGCTTGGAACTCTAACTTCTTAGGATTCCGTGACAAAATGACAACCCTTTGGAAATACATCAAGGAGAAAGCCTCTGCCGTATGGGATTGGCTGTCAGGCCTTCCTTCTGAAGCAGTACAGTGGGGCGAAAATTTAATGAAAATGTTTGCTGAAGGGATAACAAACGGAATCGCATGGGTAAAGCAATCGGCTGAAGATGCAGCGAGTACCCTTAAGCAGTTTCTTGGTTTCTCTTCTCCTACTGAAAAAGGCCCTGCCTCGAAGTCCGATAGATGGGCTCCTAACTTAATGAAAATGTTCAGCGAGGGAATTACTGATTCGCTTCCTCATTTACAATCGGCAACGGGGACAGTAGCTGAGGCTCTACGTAGTAAATTAAATGGATCCATTGAGGTAGCACCAAAGCTCAGTAGTAAGTTGCCACACGATGAAAGCCTATCAAGTGTTACTCCTGCTAGAAGAGTCTCACAACCCCAAAATACGGAGTACAACAGTCAACTCCCTGATATACATTTCCATATCCATCAACAACCAGGAGAGGATTCTGAGGCATTGATTAGACGAATTAAACGTGAAGCTTTGCAGTACGTATTGTCTGAACTTGCCAGAACTGCTCAAAGAGCTAATATGACGATGGGACGCGGTGCGTTTGGAGGGGCCAAGTAATGAGAGTTGTCCTTGGAGGCATAGAATTAAAAACGTTTGAGAAGCCCGATGCGATACCGTTAGGCGGACAACAAGCATTAGCTATTAATCGATTCCCTGGTGGGGATGTAAGTATACAAAACATGGGACCACAATACCGGCCGATCACATGGACCGGTATTTTTATTGGTCCAGATGCTTATGATCGAATGATCCGGATCGGAAATATGCGGACGGCTGGTAAGCCTATCACTTTTGAGACGGAGAAGTATTCGTTTCCTGTAGTGATTAGCGAGTTTTTACCCGATCACAGGACAAATCGACGCATACCATTTTCCATCACCTTAGAACGAGTTATATCTCAAAAAGGGAGCGGGAACACCCAGAAGAGTGATCCAATAGCAAAAGCCGTGCAAGCGGTAGCGAAAAGCAAACCAGCTCCTACACAAAATAAGCAACCAGCAGGTAGAGAGAAATACACGATCCAAAAGGGAGATACGCTATCTGGTATTGCCCAAAGAAAAAAGAAAAAATGGGAAGATATCTATAACAGCAATAAAAAGGTACTGGTTAACGGTCCTCATAAATTAAAGCCAGGATGGGTGATTTATGTTTAGCGATCCATTGATTAATCGGACTGGCCCATTTAGACCTACAGGGACCCCCATTGTAAAAATTACAGTCAACGGAAAGCCGGTACCTCACTGGCTTTCTTTTCGTGTAGAGCTAAACGGTTTAGGCTCGATTGACAACTTTGAAGTAACGCTACCGTGGGAGGTAACGGAGCAAAAACCCGATCATGAACTCCTCTACAGCGGGCCAAGTAAGTCGTCACCACTTACAACAGGACCTGCAATTGTTAGCATTGAGCTGGGGTTCGAAGGAGAAGGCAGTCTACAAAAATTAATAGAAGGTGACATGGACTACCCCATTTGGAATTTCGCCGAAAGCGAGACTGTGACCATAACAGGTAGATCCTATGGAGCAAGAGCCTTCGATTTTAAAGAATCTATCAAAATGCAAAACATGACGGCTAGTGCTGCTTTTAAAAAGCTTGCTGCCCAACACAATTTAAAACCTGTGGTACCTGTGGCGACAGATACTTTTATCGGTGAGTACATTGGCGAAGACCACGCCAATGCAAAGCGGGAGGTATCCCACTGGGATTTTGTTTTGTACCTAGCGCAGAATGAGGGGTTTACCACGCATGTTAGGGGGAGAGAGTGGTATTTCGGGCCACGAGAGAAGCTACCGAACTACATGAAAGAACCTGTCATTTTTACATGGGGGCATAACATTAAACCAGGACTTCAAATCGAGCGCGCTCCTAAAGCGTCTCGAAATTTAATCGTTGAAGTTATCTCTTGGATACCAGGACGGGCGAAGAAGAGAGGAAAAGGGAATCTCAAGGGACAGCGGATTGTAGAAAAGGCATCTTTTACAGGATCATCATCCGGAGAGAAAAAAACATTGCGTTACTATTACCCAAATGTTACACGAGATCAAGCCCAACGTCTGGCCAGAAAAAAGCTAGAGGAGCTGTCTAAAACACAGGTCTTTGGTTCGTTTCAGACTGATTGGTTTCCAGACGTTCAAATCGATCGACGCATTTCTTTGCGGGGCGTCGGTACGGTTCTTTCACAGGACTACTTTACGTCAAAATTGATTGTCTCAGGGCAAATGGATTCGGGAATCGAAGCAGAAATTGAATTCACCAATTTAGAAGCTGACGACGGAGGTAAATTTGGATGAGGTTTCATGCAGAACAGGAAAAAGCATTTGATCGCTCCTTACCTGGGTCAAGCTTTTCTTTCGCTACGATTACAGGTGTCAATGAAGAAGAACGCTTGCTAAAGGTCGTTTTGGAACCATACGGCAATGAGACAGGGTGGTGTCGCGTACTAAAAGACACGTTTTATCCTATTCCAAAGCACAAGGACCATCCAGACCCAGACGGCAAACATACTCATGATGAACATGACCCGCAATGGCCATACAAACCAGGGCAAGAAGTATTGGTGGGCGCTATTACTGGAATGGGGCATGAGCAGTACGTTGTTCTTGGCTTAATCGATCAAGGGGCGGTGAGTGATCAATGATGGATTTTGGGAATGACATTATGATCTCAAACGGTGGAATCGTTTGGAATGGCGATGAAATCGTCATGGTAGGCGGGGAACGCAATGTCATACAACAAGCGTACCTACGTTGCCAAGCAGATTTAGGAGAAAGCCTGACCTTTCCAGAGTATGGTAGCACATTGAGAGGATATCAAGGTAAGTCATTTACCAATGAAAGTAAGATAGCAGCCGAATCCGAAGCCACTCAGCGTCTATTAATGGTGGGAGATGGATGGATCGAAGAGGTCTTGCGTTGTGACGTTTCCTTGATCGAAGTCAATGAAAAAAAGAAGATGTTAGTCCAAGCGAAAGTAAAAATCAGAGGGGTAGAAACGCCTCAAGACATGGATTGGAGCTTCTAAAAAGAGGTGATACGGATTGAAGTTTCCGTCAAAAGATGAGTTCACGCAAAAGCTCGTAGAGTTTTTTGTTGGCGAGGGAAAAGTACTATCGGATTTACCTAACCAGTGGTTTACCAAGTTCTTAATCCTTGCCCTACGGGAATCTTTGTTTGCGATTATTATCGTGATTCAAGCTGTGTACGAACAGATAACCACGCTGGGGGCAAAGGGCGAGATCCTAGACCAGAGAGGATATGAATCGGGTGTTGACAGAAAACAAGCTTCGAAGGCTATCCACTCCGTCACTATTTGGAAAAGCGCTCCTGTCTATGAGGACACACCTGTACCTGATCACTTTTTAGTAACAACAACGCCAAATGGTAGCAACCCACCTATCATGTTTCGAGTGGTAGAAGGTCAAAACAAAAGCATCGTTGCTGGTCAAAGCTCCGTTGAAAACGTCCTGATTGAATGTGAGGAAGAGGGCGAGGGTGGCAACGTTCCTCCTAATTCCATCAACCTTATTGCCCAAGCTGGCTTTGACTATGTAACTGATTCGAAGATAGTTAGCTATGGAACCGACTTGGAAGATGAAGAAATCTATCGCGGACGAATCTTGGAAAGAAGACGTAGACCAGGACGAGGCGGTGCAGAAGGCGATTATAAATTTTGGGCCGAGAGTGTACAAGGCGTTGTTTCTGCACGTGTGATTCCTTTACATCGCGGCAATGGAACCATTGATATCAGCATTGCGGGAGTAAACGGAATTCCGGATCAGGAGGTTATCCAACGGTGTCAGCAATATATTGAAAAAAAGGCACCCGCAGGAATGAAGGATGGCGGCGTTTTAGTAATAAGCCCTACACCAATAACAATCGATATTACGATATCTAATACCGTTTGGACTCTTGGCTATGATCTTGAATTAGGAGCTCCACACGTCATTAACAATTTGCGGCACTATATCGAGAAAATATCCAATAGGGATCGAATCATTCGCTTTTTAGACATCATCACGATTGCGAAGCAGACATTTGATCCAGAAGACTCGCAAAAACAAAACCCTATCCTACTTGATTTTGTCATGGAGCACCCTCTTGAAAACAGGGCGCTGGCTGAAGACGAAATGGCGGTAGTTGGGGAAATTATTGTGAAATAAGGTGAGCGTATGGGATTTAAAGATTTTATCTTTAGTTTCTTTCCTTCTGGATGGTTAAATCCCAGTGCTGATGGAAACAAACGCTTTTTTGGGGGACTTGGCAAGTCCTTTGATTACGTTTATGACTTGGCCCATCAAGTCGAACTAGAATCATCCGTATCTACAGCCGTTTTTACTTTGTCTGATCGAGAGATTGAGTGCGGGCTTGCTCCAGATCCATCTCTTGATGTGGAATTTCGTAGGGCTCGCTTGATCGCGCGGACGCAAGAGGAAGACGGTCCGGTTAACACGGAGGATTTTGAAAAAGCATTAGGGCTTTTATCAAATGGGATAGCCAAGGTAATTCCCGATCACGCAAACTATTCTGTAACTTATCATCTGGAATTCTCGAAGTCGCTCACACTTAATCTATTACTGCTCGAAGAATACATCCGGAGAAATAAACTTGCTCATTTAGCCCATTCTTATCGAATTGCGCCTACTACGAGCTCCGTACAATTTTTTATGCCAGAAAAGACAACCGTATACGTATCCACTTACCAGGAGTGTGGGACGTTTGTCGCGGGAGGTGAATGGTCATTAGCTTAACAAACAGTTGTCTTGAAGTTTTAGCAGAGCATCTATTAACCAAGGTGGTTTCTGCTGAAATAGAGCTTGATAACAAAATCGTACAAGCAGGCTTAACAAAAAACCGTGAAGGAACACTAGTGAAATTTATTATTTCTCTAGGAGCTGACAGTAGCGGTGTCATTACAAATAGGATTTTAAAAAACGATATGGGCGAAGTGTTCTGGAGTGACCAAGCGGGAAAGGTTCGGATCATAAAGCCAAAAAGAGATATGCAGATCGTTATCCCAATAGACGTAAGCTGGCTTGAAGGAGGGGGCAAGCATTGAGTAGATCAAACCCGATAGCATTATTCCAAGATCGAATCCTAGAGCAAAACCCTGATAATACGCAGGAATACCGGTACAGGCTTATTGCTACGGATAAGCCAGACGAATTTTTAGTAAAGTTAGCGGCTCCAGTTGTCCAGCATGGCACTCCGATCAACGATGCCATACTAAACAGGATAGTAGAGGAAGTAAATCTGCTTATGGGGACTTATGACACAATCAGGCGTTTTCAACTAAATTTTATTGCGGCAACGATTGAGCAGGAGACAAAGAATAACGCTAACTTAACTGGTGTGGATGCAAATATTGTGATCGAAACGTTTCGAAATCTGGACGATATCAATTTATTAGAAGGGGCCTTTGATGGAGTGAATCAAAAGGTCTATTTGCCTTGATACAAGGAGGGAGATCATGGACTCAAAGATTACAATACCGTATAAATGGAGCTTTGAAAAAGATTCAATTACTCAAGAGGTTACTTTAAAAAAGGGCGATCTAATCATCGGATTCGCTAGGTCACCTTATAGAGGCGTGAATTTCGAAATTACTTCTACTAATGGGGGTCTTACGGAAACTGTAAAGATTGCCTACAATACAGTAGCTTCTCAACCAGATTCTATCTGTGCAGTTATATATACAGCTATGTCTGACATGACTACAACGTTTTTATCCAATATAAAAGGGAGTGCAGTTGCTGCAGTTTTTCGTAACGCAGAATTAGTTGACTATAATAATTTTACTTCTGGTAAAGGATCGCCTCAACAAACATTACCTTCAAATAAACATAATGGTATGGGAGTTTTATTAGTAAATCGGTTAAGCGCTAATGAATCACCACCACCTTATACTCAAATACTCCAAGCGGGAGACCCGTCACAACCAGCTCATATGCTTGTAATAGATAATATACGAACACAGAATGCACAACCTGCTTCTATTTCTGATAGAGGATATTCCGATTCAGCAGTTGTGGCTTTTCTATTAGCAACAGCCACAATCGGTCCCAATAAACCAACTAATCTTAGCCCAGCAGGGTCAAGCAGTTCTTCAGCTATGGTAGGTTCAGCCCCTACATTCGCATGGTCATACAGTAGCCCCGATGTCGGGAGCATTCAAAAGGCCTATCAATTAGTTATCAAAAAGAAGATAGATAATAGTCTATTTTACGACACAGGCAAAGTGGCTAATAGTAGTAGTACGAAAAAAACACCGTTATACTTTATGACACCGGACACGGAATACTACTATACAGTAAAAGTCTGGGATCAATACGACAACGCTAGCCCAGAAAGTGATAGGCAGTATATTAAAACATATAAAGCTCCAATAGTTACTCCGGTATCACCTCTTGGAAGTAAGGACAAGCCAGGGGGAGCCAGCTTAGCACCTACCCTAAAATGGGATTACTTTGATCCCCAAGGAATCGAAAAATATGCTTTTGAGATAGTAATAAGAAAATATGATAGTGAGAATTCTTTGGTTATACCTATCCCCTTTGTGATAACATCTCAGAACCAATACGAGGTGCATCCAGGCATATTGAAGGCAGGAGAAGTATATAGTTGGTCAGTCCGGGTGAGTTCGAAAGAACATATATTCAGCGTACACACGCCAATACAATATTTTATTACGAATACGCCACCGTCTGCCCCGACACTGACCTCGCCTGTTGACACCTATAGGACGAGCGTCAACCCGATCTTTGAGGCAATAGCTGGCAGCGATCCTGAGAATGATAAACAGAGCTTTGTTATCAGGATTGCATCAGATGAGCAATTTACTAAGGATATCCGTTATTACAACAGCGAATTCAATTATAAAAACTGGAGCTACTATGATGGTCATGAGTGGCAGCCGTTTGACGATTACAAATTAAGTAACGATATCGTTAAAGGGAAAAAGATACGGTTCGATATGCGCGACAGCGAACCTCTACTAAAGAATAAAACCTATTATTGGAGCATGGCTGGTGTAGACGGGGCAACAGGAGCATTTGGGAGCTGGTCTACTACCCAATCAATCCGAGTAGGAAATGTTCTTCAGTTCCAGCTAAAAGAACCTATTATGGATAAGGTGGAAGCTCATCGACTTGTCATGAATGCTGTGTACAAGATAGCTAATGACGGGTCTAATCCAGCGCAACTGTTGGTAGAGGTAAGTAACAACGCGTTTGACGATTCCCCTACATGGGAAGACATGACTCAAGCGTTTCTAAACAGAGATTACCTTGACCTACAAAATCGAGTAAAACAAGCAGACAAATGGGGTTTAAACGTGAGAATCACTGTCTTTGCTAATGACAGTTTAGGCCCGATTGAATTTGATGCGTTTGGTTTCTCTTACGACTAAACGGGAGCGGGAGTGATATGGATTGGAAATTGCAAAATCAACGGATTTAGAAAAGATGCGTGCTGCTAAAGAGAAATTGGAGCAAGAGAAAAAGGAACTGCTAGAGAAGGTTGAACAGCTTAAAAAAGATAAGCGGGATTTAATGCTTACTGTCACAGACATGTACGAGCACACCTTGAAGTCGGACAAGCGGGTTACAGATATCATGATTACTGTAACAGAGCTCTATGAGCAATTTTTAGAATTACGATCTGGAGGTAATGCCTAATGGATTCAATGATACCGATCTACTGCTCCTTGATTAAGTCTGGAGACAAAACTTTGGAGCAGGTGCCCCCGAAAATTAGAGATAAAGTTGAAAGTCAACTGAACGCCAATGAAGCTGATTAAAAGAGCTTTAGAGGCGTTTTTCTTTTGGCTTTTGTTTGGGAAAGGAGGTGAATCCATCATGGCTATTGCGACTATATACGTCTATCTAATACTAGATGGCGATAAAGCCTATCCGCAAGTACCGGCCAAAATACAACCTGAAGTGAAACGACAACTAACTGTACTGGGATATGAAGATTTAGCCAAGTAGCGCCTTTCGTTTTGAGAGGCGTTTTTTCATGGGGAGCTGATAGGCTCCCTTTTCATTTTTACCCCAAAGGGGGTGCTAAGGAGAGGGAAACATGGAAGAGAGTGTAATGAACGCATTGCTTCAACAAGGTCCGTTTGCTGCTCTGTTTGTTTGGCTATTATTCTCTACCAAAAAAGAGGGGAGAGAGCGTGAGACTCAACTAGTAAAACAGGCCCGTGAACGTGAGGCTAAACTCATGGAGCACAATGAGCGGATGGTTACTCATTTGGAGCGTAATACATCTACATTGCAACAGATTGAACGCAGTCTAAACGGATTAGAAAACGAATTACAAGAACTAAAAGAAAAGGTGGGCTAATGATGATAGAAATTGGTTTAGTAATTGCGGTAGTAATGGCGTCAGGAGCTTGGTTGAAAACAAGAAGTTGGTTCCCAAATGATTACATTCCTCTCGTTATTGTGGTAATGGCAGTAGCTTATAATGCAATCAACGCTTTATTGTTCGGGGGAGATTTACTGGAAGCTGGCAAGCTGGCTTTTATTGAGGCAACGGCTGCTATCGGGATTCATTCAGGAGTGAAAAATTCATTTCAGAAGGGAGATGCGGAGTGATGCAGACTATCCAAGATTTTGTTCCAGCAGGGAGAAAGAACCGCCCAGGACGTAAGATGACCCCAAAATACATCACGATTCATAATACAGGCAATGCAGGAAAAGGCGCTGACGCTCTTTCGCATGCCAAATACATCAAGAGCGATGCAGCTGCTCAACGTCAGGCATCTTGGCATTTTACTGTAGATGATAAACGCATCATTCAGCATTTACCATTAGATGAAATGGCTTGGCATTGTGGTGATGGTAATGGACCAGGTAATTCTTCATCTATTGGGATTGAAATTTGCGAGAATTGTGATGGAGATATTCGAAAAGCAGAGGATTTGGCTGCTCAGCTCGCTGCTGATCTGCTAAAGCAGTTTAATCTTGGCATTGATAGAGTTAAGCAACATTGGGATTGGAGTGGGAAGAACTGCCCTCACGTATTAAGAGCGCGCCCTAATGGCTGGCGAGATTTTGTAGCATTAATTAAATCAAAAGGAGAGGTTCAAATGAAACCAGAGGTAGCGAACGAAATTATTAGCCATTTACAGGGGCAATGGGCTTTCTATAATCAAATGGATATGAAGGATAAGGCTGTGAGGATTGGACAATTAGCAGATGAGTTACGTGTGGCAAGTGGGCAGGAAAAACAAAATGAGTAGTTATTTGCTAAATTCCCTCATAGAATATGATGTCTGCCAAAAGCCGCCTAGTAATGATAGGGAAATGGTTAATTAACAAAACATTAAAAGTCTTTAGGAGGATCGAGAGATCAATCAAAATGTCATGAAAGTACTTTTATAAGAGTTAAATTATGGAAAAAATATATTCATTATAAATATATTGGTATGACAGGGGGATATCGTGATTGCTTATCAATTGGTAGTTCATTCATTTCTGGAGGATCATCAAGGAAAGACATGCGAAAATGCTCATTGGATAATTGATAAAGAAGGGGCAAAAAAGCGAATAAATGAAAAGTTGGGGAGTAATCATACTGATAATCAAGTATACAATCGGAGTACTATCGGTTTGGCAATACAAGGATATCTAACTGAAGAGGTATACGTTACGGCAGTAAAAGTCGCAGCTGATATTTTACATCGACATAGATGGAGTATTCACAGAATGATTCAACATAGTGATGTAATGAATTGCGAAGGATGTGGTTGTCCAAATAACAAAGCTCTAAATTGGAAACAGTTCTGTTTAGATGTAAATGACCAACTAAATAAACATTAATAATACCCCAAAAGAGGATATGGTTTTGAGTATGTCCTCTTTTGGGGTATTTTGTCATCCTGTGATTGCAAGAGTATCTAACACCTGTTTAGTCATGAAAGAGTATTCATTGTTTGGTTTAGTGAACTCAAGAATATCATCGAGTATTAATTTTCTAAAGGTATCATCAGATGCTTTTTCATATTCTCTAACCAATGGCATTATTTTTTGAAGATGCTCAGAACGCCTTTCAATTAGCTCAGGTCTATCTAATTTTAATCTTCGAATAGTAACTTCGCCTTTAATGTTCCCGTTTTTTACTACGGGTAAAGGACCAAGAAACATTATATACTCTTCTGGATGATCTTGATATGGATTCAGAAGGGATAAATGTTGATCGTAATAGTTTCCCTTGAACTGGTTGCACTTTTTACATCCAATAGTTAAATTTGACCATTCAAATGTCTTAGAAGGATCTATTGATTTTGGAATTATGTGTTCGATGTCACCATGATCAATATGAGTTATTTTACTCTCACAGTAAGCGCATTTATTATTAGTTTCTTTTAATAAAGATGTTTTAATATCTTTGTGGTTATAGCGCCCTTTTATTGTTTCGGGAATTGTTAGTTTATTTGTAATGTAGGACATTAATTCTGAAGTCCATTCATCTTCTTTATTTTGAAGAATATTTGGTTTTGGATCTTTGATCAAAAAAATCAAGCCAAATCTCCCCCTTGGAGATATCCTAATGCCTGAGGAAGATGTTCCGACAGGCCAACTGCTGTTAGATCTTTTTTTAGTTGAGTGTAAGTTTCAGCGTTTAGACTTGTTCCCTTGTATTTCTCAAGCGTTGATTCCAAAACATTTTCAACCCATAAAGGAACTGTAACAGGTACTCCAAGTACATCTCGTAATATTTGGGATGCGTTAGCTGCTTTATTTTCAAAATCAAGTAACTGACTAACTACAGCGTTATTTTCGTTATAACTTAGTATGTAAACAAGAGAATCTTTTACTGAATTAACCATAAGTGGACTGTGAGTAGATATGATGAATTGGGCGTTAGGAAAAGCTTGTATTAAATTAGGTAATAGTCTTCTTTGCATCGAAGCATGTAAATGATTTTCTGCTTCATCAATTACAACCATAAAGGGCTCATTAGCAGAATCGTACATAAAAATTTGCCATGATAAATCTAGGATTGCTCCTATCCCCCCAGAAACTGAATCCAATAGAAACTCTCCGGTTTTTGTTTCAAATACAACTTCTCCATCTCGAATTGTGATATTCTGAAAACCTAAGGTAGGAGGCAAAAGAAGCTTTAAAACCTCAATGAAACCTAAAAATAAATTTAGAGACTCTTCGCTACCTTCAACAAATTCGTTACCTTTACCATAAATGGCTAGGTTTATAATGGATTCTTTCATTTTTAGCCCCGGTGAGTCTTCGCGAACGTAGTCATATATAGTTTTACTCTTTATAGAATCGAGGTAATTTTCATATGCTTCCTTTCTAGAGATTGGTTTAACTGGTATTGACCTGACTTCCCGATATAAATAAGGTATCCTATGTGAAGGAATTGCAAGCCCTTTTATATTTCGTTCATTATAATAATCATCAAATTGATTTGAGTTAAATAGCGTCATACTATAATATGCTGAATCTGAGTTTTCAGGAACTTTTATTGGTAATTCAAAGTTATCTTCAAATGTAATTGAGCCGATTGTAACATTGTTATGATCATCTTTGATTAAATTTCCTTTTGTTTTTATGATTTTAAATCTTCCTGTTTTTCCTTTAAGGGTTTTAACTTTATTAGGAGTAGAAGTCTCGTTATAATCCCAACCAACCAATCTACTTAAAATTCGAAGAATTGAACTCTTACCAGCCCCGTTAGCACCGGTGATTACTGTTAATCTTGGATGAAAATTCAAATCTACATCAGCGAACTGATTCCAGTTTGAAATTTTCAATTTTTTAATCATCACAGTAGCCTCCTATTTTTATCATCTACTCTAATTAGCCTCAATCTAATATAAACAACAGTATTAAACATTTCAATATGACTTTAAAAAGCGAAAGAAGAAGTGGTGGACTCTTTTGAGAACCATTAAACCGTATCTAAAACTATCTAAACAGTTTCTTAATGATCTTGAAAATATCAAACGTAGTTCTGTTATAAACTTTATTATAAGCATACTTCTTAGGATTTCTGAGCCATCCCCAGCCTCTTGGCATCTTCAACCCAGCCCGATGTACTAACTGTCTTTTTAGGCTTGTCCTAGCTGCTACACGCTTTTTGAAACTTGGTTTACGCATTCCAAACTTCATAGCAACCACCCTTTTATTTTGATCTACTTTCCATTCAGTCTTAAATGTATCTTTTTAACTAGATGAATGCATCTGAGAATATTATAATATAGAAAACCGCCAGAATTTCTCTGACGGTTTTTTGACTTTAATTCATGTATAAAAAAAGTTACTAACATCCACTCTTTTGTACATAAACAACAGTTGAAGAACCATCTTTATGACTTGTTATTGAGTCCATTTCTAAATACACACTTCCACGTTTAATAACTTGCGGAATATAAACACCAGGTGCATATTTTACTGTTTCTTTTTTGCATGTAGCAAAAATATCAATTGATGATTGTTTTGGGCTTGCATCAACGGATGTAATACCAAAAGAGGTTGCCAAAACTGTTACAAGGCTGGCTAATAATAAAGATTTTTTCATACAAATCTCCCCTTTATAATCACCAAATGGTAATACGATGTAATCATACCATTTATTTGTAATTATTTGAATAGATTTATTTTGATTTTTTTATTTGAGCTGTATCCATTTCTAACCATTGCATACTTTCCTCATCATAAAATAAAATAAGAACGTACATTCGTATTTAAGGAGATGTTTTGATGGCTAGCAAAATTCTTGATCCACTTGTAACAAAATTCATCTTGCCAGAACATGCAGAAATGTTACGTCAGTATCACGAGGATAAGAAACTGATCGCGAAGCCGATTATTGAAGAGGATGAGCTGACCGAGTTTTGTTATAGGATATCTGACTCACGTCAGTATGACTATGCATTAACCATTAGTTGGTGGAAAGAAACAAAAAAGGGCAGAGGCGTGATAGAATCCGCTTGGGGATGGGTAGATAAGTTTGATTCAACTTTTAAACAGATCAAGTTAAAGAATGATGAGGATTTCTGGTGGATACCTGTAGAAGATGTAATGAGTGTGGAAGCTTAAGCAGAGAATCTTATAACTGCATATAGTGTATTGCCTGTGGGAACAGGGATACAGCAAACACCCCACTATTAATAGCCTAGTGGGGTGTAATAGCTTTTCAAACGGTTTTGCATATATGCTTGTTAGAGACGTTCGTCTGAAAGTTCTAGTACATCCGTAATACCAATGCTAAGCACTTCGCATATTTTCGCAAGATTATCGAGCTGCAACAGTTCTGGTTTCATTTTTACACATGCTATATATTTTTACAATATGTTATTGATATTTAAAAGAATAACTATTATACTAATTTATGTAAAAAAATTAGAATATATTCCCAAGGAGGAAGAAATGAAAAAAGTAATTTTATCTAGTGCTCTTGTTTTATCAGTAATAGCCTCATCTAGTATTCCTGTTTTTGCTCTGGATGAATCTAATCAAATTGTTGAAACAGAAACCATTGAAGACAGTCAAGGAAATAAATATAAGATTGAGATTTTAGAGGATAATGATAGCCTAAGAGTAGTTAGAGTAGAAAGTGAAAATGGAATTTCTGTGGCTACATATGATAAAATGAATCATACCGTAGAGTTCGATGAAGATGGCATCAAAACACAGGTCTCTATAGCAGAGTCTGAAAAACAGGTAAAGAAAGAAAAAGACAGACAAAAACGGTCGGCGAAAAATATAGTACGGGAAGCACGTGACCTATGGTATGATTATTATTATGTAATCGATAAGAGTGGTGGAAAAAGATATTGGGATGTCGGGAACGGTAAAGAAGGCACCTATGTAAAACAAACGTCAAGCAACAGAGCCGACTTGGTTGATTTTGAGGATAAAGTTCTAGATTTAATAAAAGCAGAGACTGCGTTTGTAACAAACTCAACTGTTTCTGCCGGGGCATTTATAGCAAGTGTAAAAGGTATTAGATCAGGTTGGGGCGAGGATAGATTGATCGCTTTTTTTGCAAGTGCTGGTTTTGGTATGGCAGCAGCCATTAACGGTGCGGATGTGGTTTTAATTGAAAGAAAAACAGCACGTGCATTTGATAAGATTATGGAAAAGGAGTGAATGAAATAGCAGCATACAATTGGGTTATATTCCTTTTACCTTTGTATATATTTCTTAATCTAGCAATTCTTCCTTTTCTCTTAAAGGGTAAATTCGAAAGGTTAAGAAAAGTGCTCTATATTGTAAGCATTGTAGTAACGTCGCTCTCGTTTATCACATTTATATATTCTATTTATCATATAATGTCTTTTTCTGTTTTTTAAACAATTACATTGGTATTTCGCTCGCCGAGTTGGTACAAACCTTGAAAAACGCAATTAGTCGTCGGATGTCCGGCGGCTTTTTGTATTTGGGAGGATTTTGAAATCTCTTTGTCGTAAGGTGTAGGAGAGGAGGTGGATAGGATGACAGACCCTAATTGGGATTCAGGACCAAAGTGGTGCGACGACCCTGGCCATTAGTATAAGGAGGCTACGCGACCATGACTAATCCAGAATGGCATTACGATCCCGGTCATTAATATAGGGGGGAACGAGATTAATGTACCGTATTAATTGGATTGACGATCCTAGAGGTTTTATTGATCGAGTGGTTGACCCCGGATACTAAAGCGAGGGAGGAACCGGTATGATGTATGATTGGACAGACGATCCCGGTTACTAAGTAAAGGAGTGTACGATATGGCAGAACCAGATTGGACTAAACAACGTTTTAATGACGGTGGGATCGGCTGGTAAGTAGCCGCATTTACCACGATGTACGCAGACCAGAGTAGTACGGAGCTATTGCAACGCTTAGTCTCGTGGGAGCCGGATTCATGTCGAGGTGTACACTTGACGTGGCTGGCGCTGGTGCCCCGACCTTTCGGGCTATGAGCGCTGGAATATATTCGGAATTAACGAGGAACAGGCCGCCTCTATGTCGAAAGTAATAGGACGAGAGGAGTGTACTTTATTGGGTAAGTTTGGAAAACTACTTTTAATTTCTATTTTACTAGGTACTACTTTTATTCTATTTTATTATTTTTATTCAAAATCAAAAGTAGATGAGTGGGTTGGGATTGAGGTTAATGACTGGCTTGACCAGAAACTCTCTGATCCTATATATAGTCAATTTGTTCTTTCGTTCACGGTTGATGGGGCTAATGCGAATAAACTAAATGTTATAGCCTCGGAGGAAGTTGCTGAGTATGGAATATATCTAAAAGAAAGAGTTTTTAGGAACGATTTATGGGTTGATTTTTGCGAAAAGAGAAACATAAATTTACAGTACCATAAGAAAAAAGAAGATATGTATCCCGTTGACTGTGTAGTGAACATTTCAACAAAAAAAGGTGACATTCAGGTTGATAATAATCTGATAGTAGACGTAGATGGTACGCGGTATCATAGACATTTTGGGGGACTCTACACATCGAATGGTTTGATTGAATCTCAACGACGTGCGCATGAAATAGAGAAGAATAAGGCCATTCTTTCACATCACGATTGTGGAAACAGAGCTCGCTTCGGCTCTTTGGCATATGATACTTGCGTAAAGGCTTTTGAGAGAGAGAAGAAAGAAAAATTAAAGGAATACAGGATAAATGTGAAATAG